TGTCGGTTGTAGCAACGCCCTGATTGAGGGCCTTAACCGCAGCGATGTTGGTCAGTTCGCTATCCATAAGCGCACCTGATGCAGTGACGTTTGTGGCGTCAGTTACATCGGCAAGGGCTTCAATGCCGTCTAGTTTGGTATTATCCGCTGTAGTAAAACTTACTTCCGTGAGACCGCCGTCACCTACTGAATAAGTAGTGTTGGTGTAGTTACCGGAGTGTATATCTGTAGAACCTTGATCTGTGGACCAATCCAGAACTGAAGCTGCACTGTTACTAGCATTGGTAGCTGACGTAGATGCTGCTGTAGCACTAGTGGCAGCGTTAGTCTCAGATGTGCTAGCACCAGAAGCTGAAGTAGCTGCGTTAGTGGCCTGTGTTGTCGCTGTAGCTGCTTTAGCGGTTGCAGTTGATGCGTCAGCCGCTGTATCAATAGTATCTTGATTTGTGTCTACAAGGTCAGCAGCGACAAGCGCCTTGTCAGCAGCAACCGTTGCTTTATCTGTGGCTACAGTAGCCTTGTCGGCTGCTACAGCTAGTTGGTCAATATTAGTCTGGACCAAATCAGCGGCAGTGTCAGTTGTGTCTTGATTTGTGTCTACAAGGTCAGCAGCGACAAGCGCTTTATCCGCAGCAACCGTTGCTTTATCTGTGGCTACAGTAGCTTTGTCGGTAGCAACGGTTGCTTTGTCGGCAGCAACGGTTGCTTTGTCGGCTGCTACAGCTAGTTGGTCAATATTAGTCTGGACCAAATCAGCGGCAGTTGATACAGCATCAGCGCTTGTGTTAGCTTCGCTACCTGATATTGTTACGACATCAGCAGCTGTTAAAATAGCATCAGCGCTTGTGTTAGCTTCGCTACCTGATATTGTTACGACATCAGCAGCTGTATCTATTGTATCTTGATTAGTTTGAACTAAATCAGCAGCAGCAGAATTCTCTGACACCAATGCAGCAGAAGCACTTGCGGCAGCAGCTGATTCGCTGGCTGAAGCATTGGCTTCACTTACAGCTGCCCTGTTTGCATCTAGCTCTGCAGCTGCGAGTGTTACCAGTGGTAGAATCTGCTCGCTTCCATTGCCGCTTCCAGAGAACTGACCGCCGGGAGCTTTTTCACTTGTTAGTGTCATGTTTTATCACCTATAGTAGTTTTGAGGAGAAATGTGTTTGTGCGGTCCCTCCCCTTACGGTTCTAAGTCGCGCTTCTCTGTTTTCTTCGGCTATACCTTCTTGGAATAACGCTATGTATCTTTCTTGTTTAGCTGTGTCATGTAAGTACCCATAAGCTTCCGCCAGTGCACCGTGAAGTACAAGACTCTGTTGGTCATCCCTGACCCAATTTTGAGACAGTTTTCCAAGGTAGAACCCTGATGACAAATCTGGGAAGTCGGTATCTGGGGCAGTTATCTCTCTGATATACTTATCTGAAATATCTGGGTCCCTTACCCGCGCGTTAGGTTCTGCAGTGTCTACAATAGATTCAAGATCAGCCTTTGAGACTGCGCTGAAGTATACAAGGTCTGTGTCAAAGTTACCTTTTGTAACTGCATCTCTTGAGTAAACTGCTGGTAGTCTTCGATAGTACACCAACTGGAACTCGTCACCTGTTTCAAAATCGGGGAAGATAACTATGCTAGTTGTTTCTCTTGTATAGTAGTGAGTGTTGAATTTAGATACATCAGATAAATAAAAGCTCTTAATATCTGCCCTATTCTCATAAATCTTATCAACCCTACCCACACTATCCAATTGTCTAAATTGAATGAACTCGATTAAATCCTCTGGGATTGGTACTAGATTACCGTCAGCAGTAGCTGCCCCAAAGTTTATAATGGCTTCCAATGGAGGTATTCGAAGTTTATTATAAATATCGTTAGTGGAAAAATCTATAAACTGCTTAGCCAGAGCGTAAGGAATTACCTTCTCGTCTCTGTTAGTGTAAAGGTGAATTGAATCCACCAGTTCTGTGTATGTCTTTGCCATCTATATTTTACTCACTGATAAGATGTGAGGATAATCCCTTTGTAGAATAAGAAGAGCTTTTCTCATTATGTACTTATCATCTTGAATTGTTTCATCATGAAGATCAATACCGTATTTAGTTAGAAGCTCCAGAGCTATAATATCAGGTACAGTAGCTACTTTACGCATTCTACCGAACCCCATGTTAGCCTTCTGATCAGAGATCGACCTCTCACGTTTTGCTTGTTCGAGAAATGGTGTTACATCTTGCTCTAATGTGAACCCATGATCTCCGTATGTACCCTTAAGTAATTCATCCTCGGATACAATTATCTCAGTATTCATTCTATATTCCTTTATTTCTGGATTCGACGGGGATTGTTCAGGCTATATATTTTATACCCTCTGCAACGATGACGATAGCAAAGAAGGCAATCATTATCTTTACGCCCTTGGGCTGTTCGTTAAACCATTTCATTTTGATCTCCTAATTAGTAAAAAAGGAGGATGCATTTATAGCACCCTCCAATGGCTTCTAGTTCTTAGGCTCCAATGCCAACAATAAGACCAAAGCCCTTAGGGTTGGAAACCTCAAGAGTACACTCTTCAATCAGCATTCCGATTGTGGAGTCACCCTTGGGACCAACGTCTGTTTCGGCTAGTGGACGTAAAGTAGCTAGTTTGAACCACTGTGGGTCATAAACGATAGCTGTGTAGTCGTCTGGGTTGTCGCCAGTTAGAAGAGGACCAGCAGCGTCAACACCACCAGTACCCATAATATAGTTGGGAACAATCATAACTTCACCGAAGTCCGACTGATAGATATCAATGGACGAACGGAGTTTACCAGAGTCATCAATGTTACGGCGAACATTCTGAGAACCAGCTAGCTGAGCAGCTTCGGAGATTGTCCGACGATTCTTAGGAGAGACCATAACACGGGAGGCGTTACCACCTTCCTGATAGATAGCTTGCATGACTTCGTCGATGTCAGCTAGGTCAATTGATACTTCTGTGTTTGCAGCATCGGTTGCTACAAGTGTGCCGTTGGCATTAAATGTATCAGTGAAGTTGGAAGCAGCAGCACTTGCGAAATCAGATGCTACAGCATCCCATACAGTTGCTTCATCGGCGTATGCATGAACACCACCCATCTTACGTGTGGAAGTCGAACCATCACGAGATTGCCAAGATTGAACCATAGTCCACTCGAGATCCCGACGGATTTCCTTACCTTTTTTCTTAAGTTGATACGCGTATTCATCAGCTACACCAGCTTGATCTACATCACGCTTAGTGTTGGATACACTTAGAACTTCAGCGAAGATCTGAGTGTTGTTACCTAGCTTCGAACGGAAACCTGTGGCTTCTGTAATGTCAGCAAAATCTACACCTTCGGCTCGAATATTCTCGCCGGGTGCTCTCAGTTCATCTGTCTGCCATTCATGCAGAGTGGCTTTCGCCTTTGCTTTTCCAATCGAAGACATGAACGGAGTTTCCGAACGGGTGATCAGCGATATGTAATTACTTAGGTCTTCACGTTCGGAAGCGCCAGCAGAATTACCTAGAGCGGCCTTGGGGCCACCTGTTTTATATGCACCAGTTGCCATTATATATTACCTCATAGCGTTAGTGTTAGTTATTTAAAGTGTTTCGATGCTACACTCCTCAGGAAGTTATCCCCATCTTCTTGAGACATATTTCCAGAAGCAAGCTTTTCAGACATATCAGTCTTACGTCTATTTGCTTTCTGGTTTCCTGTAGAGTTTTTCTTAGTTGGAGTCACTTTACGTTTTACTGTCTTCTTACGTTTGACAGTACCTCTGTTAAGCTTTTCCATTTGTAGGCGATAGTCATTTACAAACTTAACCATTTCTGGAGAAGTGACTTGATCGATGATATTTACAGGAATACCTTGTTCAATAGCGAAAGTCCTTACGGATGCCGCCACATCAACATCGAAGTCAGGAACAAAGTCACCGATTCGTTCACTAAAGTCTTTAACTTTAGCATTCCAATCAGCTTTTGTTGCCTCTTCTTGTTTTCCTTTGATACTTGCTTGTGTTTCCTCACGAGATTTCCTAGCTTCCCAGTAATTCTCTTGGGCAATTTCAAGCTCATCTTTCTTATCTGCCAATCCAAACTTATCACCGCCATTTCTCATTTGGGTGATTTCGTCTTTGATCGTATTGTATTCTAGACCAAATAGATTTTCGTCAGACATAAGAGTTTCTGTCATGGCATCAGCCATTCCAGTAATTTCAGCAAGTTTATATCTTTGCTCTTGCTCAAATAGCTTACGTTGTTCGCCTAGTTCTCTTCCTTGATTTGATAAGTGTTGTTGAGTTTGATAACCTTTACGCAGTTCCTCAAGAGTTATATTACTCTCTTCTCCATCGATTTTTACAGGAAGTTCAAATTCCCAATCGATACCTACTTCCCCATCTGAATCTGTTGAGTCTTGGGTAGAGTCATCCTCATCCTCATCTTCGTCATCAGCTGCGGCGTCACCTTGCTCACCTTCATTACCATCTTCATTGTTAGCATCTTCATCGGAATCATCAAGATCATCTTCCGAATCGTCTGTCTCACCTTCATCACTATCGCTTTGAGATTCGTCTACACCTGCCATCGCCATAAGCGGGGAGTTGTTCAGAATGTCGGCTAGTAGATTGTCTTGAGAATCATCACTACTTGATTGATCCATATCGGGTACAGTCGTAGTATTGTCTGGCATTTGTTATTGTTCCTTATACTTTTGCTTTATTGGTGGAACCCTTAGGGCGACCACCTTTGCTTTTTGTAACTTCTTTAGTTGTCTTCTCTAGAAGTTCTGTAGAAGTATTACTATCAACATCCTTCGTGTCAATAACACTATTTGAATTCTTTAGTAGATTATAAAGAATCTCTAGATCACTCCTCAAAGAAGTAATAACTCCGATGTGACTCTGAGCTGCCAAGGTACTTGAACCAAGTTTTTGGATAACACCCTCTTGTACAGCTTCCAACTGACGGATAGCTTTTCTTAGCTTAAGCTCATCAGTTGAGTTTTTAAATACTTTCTTCAATATTGTCTTCCTTCTGTGAATTTACATATGCAATATTACCAGCTAATGTACTCATTTGTGCTAGTTTTCCTCGTACAGAGCCAAGCGCCATAGCGCAGTTGTACAAATAATCCCTTTGTCCTTTATCATCGTATTCGGTCTGGAGCCAAGCTTTAAAATATTCAAATAGAATATCACCGTAGGCCTCGTTAAAGAACTCAGTTTGCTCTTTCCTTGAGAACTCCCCCAGTGCAATATCGTGCATATCGTAGCGTTTCTGTTCACCAGAGGACACGCTAGTCAAAATAGGGAAGTTCTTAAGTTTTTGTGCTTCTAAGATACTGTCTAATTTCTTATCCAATACTAGGATTTCCTTCTTGTTTATTGCCTGACTTAAGCTTGTTTAAAGACTCCTGCATTTCTGCCAGTCTCATATTGATTCCGGCTAAGTTTCCAGGACCAGAAGATTTAATAATCTCAAAAGATTTACTGATCATAGAATCCATATCTGGCATCTTAGGTCTCTCTGTACCTTCTTTGTCAGCTTTAATAGCAAGAGATGCCCATTCTTGATGATGCCTATCCATTGCAACAGCCATCTGTCTGGCGTTATCCTGCATAGCATTGTCGGCCTGAGTAGAAACAAGTCTTGCATTAGCTTCTTTAGCTAAAGATTCGTAACCTACTTTTATCTCTTCAAGCGCTTCAAGTTTTGTAACTCTCTCTTCAGAATCCTTTTTAAGTTTTTCGATGTTCTTCAAGAACTCTTCATCTTCGTAATCAACTAGGTAATCCATAGGGTTCATGTCGAGGGCAGTAATAGCTCTGGTTGCGAGTCTTACGTCAGCAACGTCATCTATTACAACTTCTCTTCCAAGATCTTTAAGCTGGGTAAGTATCTCGGATACTTTACCTAGTTTAATTATCATATTTTGATTAGAATTTTCACCTAGGTTTGCGTTGACTTCAATGTGGAGATGATCAGGGAGATTCTTGGAATCAATCTGACGGTACACACCATTTCTATCTAGATAACCTTTGTGACCAACAGCATTCTTCTTAAGAGTTCTGTAGACACCCTTTATAAGTCTGTTGAAACCTGTCTCAACCATACGTCTTGCAACGTATTGGATACGTTTCTGTGCAGCACTCTGGGCCATGCCCATCTTACCTTCGGAATTTCCAGATACATAAAGTGTATCGTTAAGCCCTTGTGCAGCTTTGCTTAGACCTGTAGCCTGTTCTTTGTTAATCTGCAGGTGCTGCAGGAGTGGCACTGTCCCTGTTGAGATAGTCTCAGGTGACAACATAGCTACAGCTGTCTGAGGGTTGCCATTTGTTGCGATAATCTGCTTAGGTTTGATGTTCTGCAGAGCAGCGAAGTCAACCATATTAGGATCAGCCAAACGGGGTGAGAAGTTTGTCAAGTAGACATTCTCAATAAATCCACGTAGGATAGCTGTACCAGACATAGTAGATGATCTTACAACATCAGCCATAGAAAGACCGTTGAACTCATGTGGGATTTCGATAGGTGATAGTGAAGCGAGATCAATTTCGTCTACATCTTCTTCTTCAACTAGGAGAGTTCCAGATGATACAATTCTTTTTAACTCTGCGATACCGTCACCATCACGATCAACTCGTAACCATGACTCTTTTAGGGTATACAACTTTTCAACTGTCTCGGAATAACCGATACCATCAGCAGAGCCAATGATGTGCTTACGCGCTTGCTGCTCCTGATTATCAACTGTTCTTTCATCAGACATTCCTGACCAATCCATATCGTCAAAGTTTTTAAACTTCTCTGGATACCTGATGGCAAGTTCTGTTCTCGTTAGGTCTTCCTCGATAATGGCGATGTATGTGAAATCATCAAGAGAAGTCGCATTCCTATCAATCCTGAAGTTCTCTGGTGGAACATTTCTGATAACTACTTTAGACTTATCTTTCTTTCGTCTCAGTCTAACATTTGTATAAATAAGAGAAAGCTGGTTAGACAACTCATCTACTTCATTCTCGTACTCAAGGTCGCCAACGATCTCAACGTCAGCATCTGAAAGAAATGTATCAAGAGTTTCCTGATCAATATTGTCATAATCTTCAAACGTGTAACTAAAGTCTTCAACCCAGTCCCACCTTATAATAGAGTTCTTCCACATCAGGGATGCTTTGATCCAAGTATTACACTTTTCCCAACCATTATTTGCAACAAATATTTCATTGTTAGTTAGGTCTTGCGCTGAAGTGGCTCCCATAATAGCTTTAGGGTCCTTATCTTCTAGCGGGGTAAACTTTGCAATCTTCTTATTATCAAGAAGAAGTTCAGATAAGATTGCGCTATAACCATCTACTACTTCTGTGGTAGACGAATCAACTATAGTAGAAACACCTTGTGCTTCGAGATGTCCTTTTGCAACTCCTGCATACTCGTAGGTAGCCTTCTGACGTTCATCAGATAGGCCTGAGTCATTGAAGAAGTCGCCGTTAGATATCGATCCGAGGGTGTCCATCAATATAAACAGTTCTGAGTCTGTTACTTTTTTATGTGCCATTCAACGCTTCCAAAAATTTATTTGCATATCCAGCGATAAGCTGTGCATTATCTGTTCCATTAACTACTCTTCGTGCATTGACAAAGTCAAGAGGTCCAAACTGGTCTACATAATCGTATATGTTTTTTCCAGTAAATGACCCTGTGAGCATACCTTCACATATGATGAAAGCATTTACTCTGTGATCTTCATAAACCTTATTGGGGTATGATACAAGGTCAACTTCTTCGTCGAAAGCCCTCGAACACTTGATACTCATTTTAGAATAGTTCCGTAACCATGTGATTTGAGCCCATCCTCGTCCGTAGTATCTCTGACGATTGCCCCTGATTATCGTATGATATGAACCATAATCTTTACCTTTTCCTTTCCCGATCTCTTCTTTATATTTAAAGCGAGCAGTTTCGTGGTATGCAGTAGCCATAACATAGGCGTATATACCAATATCCTCAACATCACGTCTATAAAGTTCATTCAAAATCGCCTCTAGTGGTTCTAACTGGTAGCTTGGTAGTGATCCAAAAAAGAGATTCTCTTTCAGACTCTCCTTGTCTAGAATTACTTTAAACGACGAACCTTTGTTGCCCTTCTGATTCGAGAAGGATTTGATAATTCGAAGTATCGCATCTACTATTACGCTTTTCTTCTTTTTCATTATCTCTTCCTTCTCCTAAAGCCATTTTGTATTATCCGGTGGTAGGAATCTATTTTTAAAACCGATCCTTGTATTAACTAACCTATCACCGTGGGTCCTATGTACCTCCAAAGCTATGGCAGTAGCCATCACAGAATCATCTGTGCAGCCTGTCATGGCCTCAGTTTTTCCTGAGCCTGTTTGTATGTACTCTTTTAACTCTTGAATAATAATTTTATCAGGACAACCGAAGTCACCATTCTCGATGGCGTTCTTTAGGTATCCGATAATAGCTGGCTTTGTTGCAGAAGTTGTTCTGAAGCCGGGTCTTAGTCCATCCTCACCAGAGAGGTCCATTGCCTTCGTCTGGTGATACAGATTAACATAATTCATCTGTTGTAATCTTGCAACTGTTGCAATCCCAATAGAGTTACTCTCTGGACACATCAGTGCATTGTTATAGTATCTGCCAAGATAGAAAAGAAGATCTCCGTAGAGCGTAGGATCAATTCTATTATTCCTGTAAGTTGCCACTATCTCCCTGTCGGAGTTCATCACAACTGCAAAAGAGTAGTCAAGACCTACTCCGAGGGCAATATCAGCTGCTATCAAAAAGGATTGTTCATGAGTTGGGTATCGCCAGATCTTCAAGTCACCTTCTGGAGATGGTTCAAAGAAACCAGATTCGTAATCTAGTCTCATACGTTTCAATGGAGGTTTTTCAACCATCTTTGTCAAAATCTCCATATTGAATACGTTAGCTCCCGAGGATACAAATGCCTCCTCTGCTGTTGAGGGGTACTCTTGTTGGAACTTTATAGCACCGGACTCACCGATCTTCAACCGACGCCAATACATTTGTTCGTTATCGAGAGAATGAAGATCAGCTATTTTCTGTTCTTCTTCACCAAGCATAAATCCATCTGGTGTAAGGCGTCGATATTCACCAGTTATGAACCAGGGTATGAAAATTGGTATATATTCATTCTCACCACGTTCAGCACCTTTCCACAACCTGTAGAACTCACCAGATGCACCATTCGCTGTTGATTCCAAGATGACCTCTGTGCCATCAGCACTCGGGATACCTTGAAAGAGTCCAGCCAAGATCCTATCATCATACTGCCAGAATGCCACCTCTGATAGGTGTGCGATTGTAGGTGTGGTACCCCGACCAGCTTCAGGTGATCCGGCAGTGTATAGTCTATACTGAGACTTATCTACCTTTACTTTTCCATCAGGGCCAATAACAAGTTTACCAGCTGAATCTCTTCTCTTGTTTATAAGAATGATCTCTTTTGCGTTACTCTTACCTACTTCTGGTTTGAACAACTTACCCATATTCTCGATCACATCTTTGCTCATGTTAAACAAGGCATCAGATGTTGCTGCGTCATGGGCCATGACAACAGACCGGGAAAGTGGAGAATATTTGGTTCGCCAAAAGACTCGTCCGGTGCAATAGGTACTAATACCTTGCTGTCGGGCTTTGAGTATTAATGCTCGCACCTTCCCTGTAGTTCTAAGTTGTTCCTCTATCTGATCATGAATACCAGATTGAGCCTCGTTAAACTCGAACTTGATCATTCCTTTTGTGATGTCTTTAGGAGTTATCATCACTTGTTCTTTGGCAAATGTTTTGTAGTCTACCTTATATATTTTATCTTTTTTTCTTCTCTTTGCTTCTCTCTTTAGCTGATAGATTGTCTCGTTATTCGATGACATCTGTTAATTCCTTATGTCTAGTGAGCAAATTCAGATGCTATTACAAGTGGAGGTGTTAAGCTTATTTCTCAAATCCTTCCCTTGGTTCATGCGGATCATCGGATTGTTCGTAATCAAATCCGCTTTCGTTGTTTGCTGTAAATTGTCCGTATTCCTGACCATCTTCAGCACGGCCCTTGGCCTCCTCTAGCTCTTTCATTGTTTCGCGGTCATAATCAAATATATGCAATCGTTGACCTCGATCAGAGGTCCATATCCACAGATAAATCACCTCCCCAGATTGCCCCGACTGATGGAATACATACAAAAATTCACCCTGCGGATACGCGTTTATGGGTGCGCCTAAACGGTCTTTGTAAACCACCGCTCCTAGTATAATCACCGCAATTAGTGCTGGGAAAACCGTGAGTTTTACCGCATAGTGCGCCTTTGAATAATATGTCAGGAAGGACAAGATGATAATAAGCGCTACCAGTGAAATGATTAAGGATTCGATCATGGCACTGACCCACCTGTTGATCTGAGCCGTATCTGAATATCTGTTCTAACGTCTGTAATACGACCATCCTTCACAGTGAAGCTGACGATTGTTAATTCCTGCCGCGACGAAAGCGTCGCATCGCCTGAATACCAAATTCGATATGGCATTAATCCAGTCACCTCAACCGTAACCGTAACCTCACCCTTTGTGCCAGAGAAATGGTGCACGTTCACGAGGTACTCACCGTCCTGCAAATCCGTTATCATCACCGTTTCAAGATTTCGGGGGATGGTTTTAATCACACCGTCCACTATGATCTGGTCATTGGCGCTGCCTAGATCGTCACGATCCAAAATGATATACCGCCCATCCTTGCGCTGATAGCTAACAACGGTCCCATCTGGCCCTTTTATCCACAAATCTATATCCCTGCTAGAATCGGGTGGCCAACTCAGGGTTATCATCATGAGCCCTTGCGGGTCTATTTTTCCTACATCCTCCGTCGGACGTATTAGTAAAAATGCCAAAATGAACAGCACGATGAAGCTTAGCATCAAGTTCATAAATATGTCTACGAAAGCTAGATTTGTGCTGTATTTACGCATTCCTAACCCTCTAATATGACAAGTTCTAGTTTCAACAGCATCGCAGAACCGAGCCCTACAATGGTAGTGATTAACGCAGTGCCCACTCCGCCAGTTATAACCATTAGCGCCTCCACGATAACCTCAACATCTGTTGACGATATGCTTGATAGGGTGGGTATAAGGACCATCGCGACCCCGATAACTGTTCCCATCATCCCAAGCCCTGTTAACGTGTCTGCCATGAACCACAGTATTTGTGTGGGTGGCCTATCCTTTACGGCAAGCACACCTACCCAAACCGACGAGCATATAAACAGAATCAGGATAATGACTGACAGCCGTGTCGAATCGTTATTCATAACGTAGTCGATATAACCAAAGTACCAAGAAGCACCTAGTGCAGCAAGTATTGCAATTTGTAGTGTGTATAGTCTCCAGAAAACCATTATTCTGTCTCCTCTATTTCTGATGCCCTGTCGAATTTTGTAATCCGACGAATCATAGATATACAATCAATAACGGTGTCTAGGCCACATCACTAAATCCTAATTTAAGATTCAGAAATTTGGTCTACTGTCAGAACTCTATTAGCACTTAATTCTTATTAATATTTATAAAACTTAAGAGTACTGTTAGTACTTTAATTCTTATTAATATATAATTGTAAATTAAGTATAGTAAGTGCCTACCCCCTTACCCCCTTCCACTCCTCTGCCCTTTAGGGGACAGCTTATTTATAAGGGTTTTATTGCTATATAAAGATTATAATTTAAAAAATAAAAAATTAATTTTATAGATTTCGACGAACGAACCTTAGATCTTTGGTGGTACCCTTATATTTCTGTGAGAACTCTATATTTGGTTGGCTATTCTTTCAGAGTACTGTTAGATTACGTTAGAAAAGTAGTTTTATAAATGTGAAGGTACGTAAGAGTAAGTAACGCAAGTGCACATTTAAAAAATTACCATTAGAGCTTTATTTCTTGTCATTAGTAATAATTACTTATTATTTTCACATTATTATTAGATTACGTTAGATTGCGTTAGATTGCGTTAGATTATGTCAGAGTTCTATTAGAGTTCTATTAGAGTGCGTTAGAGTTCCATCAGAGTTCCATTAGAGTGCGTTAGAGTTCCAGTAACTTCTATCAAGTATCAAGAGTTGACATAAGAATAATGGTATATCCAAAACATTACAGTTTCTCACATATGGACATTACACATAATACTTCTTCTTATTGGTAATAAGGTTAGAAACTATAGATGGACCTCTGTGTCAGGATAAATAATATATATACAGTATGGTAACCCAATAATAATCAGTATGCCCCCCCTCTATCCCTCTGCCGTAGCTCTGTCTGACTCTGATGGGCGCACTATGAACACTTTAAGAGTACTGATTGCATCAGTGATGATGAAGTATCATCAGAGTACCTATGGAACACTGATGGAGTTCTGTCATTGTATAGATAGAACCTATAGATTGGTACCGATGATAGGTTTAACTTATGGACGTTGCCTGATACCTTGAAGTTCCATCAGTGTACTGAGGGTACATGGTGGGGGCCTATCGGCCATGTCTTCAATGAAGTCAATGGATCTCCCATCGGCAAACAAACGAGGTAACGAAATGTTTTATACAGCAAGCTCATTAATTCAAGGAAACTGCAACACGGCCAAGACTCTCCGCCACGAATGGCGCATGGAAAACGAAAAAGAGTATCGCGAAATGGTTGAACATGACGAGAATATCTTAAACATCTTGCTGCTAGACGAGCGCGAGTGGAAGGCAATGAAGGTCGACTTCTTCCCAGACGATCCCTCGTATTACGATTATGGAACGGTTCTTTTAAACACGTCCTGAACCGGCTGAAGCTGAAAGAACTACTGTGGCCTACGGGCCATGGGTTCAATGAAGTCAATGGGTTTTCCATCGGCAAACATAGGAGCCAGATCATGGACACTTTAGCCTTAGGTTCAATCGTTACCTATAAGGACGATTACTTCGTTGCCCTCGGATACGATGGGCACCTAGTTACTATCATTGCCCCACATAAAGGACAGCGAAAGCTAGGCGTTAAGCGCAGTAAAATAACGGTTGTCAACGCTACACCCTTAACTCAGGTCTCGTACAAACGGGGGGGTTACCTAGTATCCCGAAAAGGCACCATCATCTCCCTCACCACCAACGTAGTCATGGACTGGACCGAGGATAACAATAATCGCCTCTCTATCCTAGAGGGTGCACAAAGAGTTGTCACAGCATCCGGGGTTTAAAATCTCAACAGGCCTATCGGCCATGTCTACAATGAGTGAGTAAGTCGGTACTGAATATCGTCAGAATATCGGGCGTTGTATTGGTTCGCTAGTGCTTACCCATAATTCAACCAGCCAAAGGGAATTTACAAAATGTCAGCAGTAATGCAAGTAGTTGAGATACACTACATAGGAGATCTACCAACAGTGTGGACCTCTACAAAAGGAAGCGAAGAGGCCAGTGAAGATCTGGCTCTTGCATATGAAGCTAGCGAAGAGGGTCACGAAATAACAGTGACTTTCTTCACACCCCAATAAACTCCACCCGCAAAACTTGAACTTCTACCAGGAGAGTAGCATGACTAAAAGACCATATAATCGTATAGAGCTGCGCTTAAACCGACAAGGAGTACTGTTATGACTAATCTGGAAACTTACCAAGCTGCTAGACGCAAGTATCACAACAAGATAGAAAGTCATCGTCAACTGATGCTGGTAATCAACTCTATCTGTTCAATAATTGCAGTTAGTATCATCATAGGTGCAATTATCTTCGTTGCATAAAACAAAAAAGGTATCAAATTATGAAACTCGTACAGAACATCATTGGCACAAAACTTTGCCAACTTACAACCTACGCAACTGGAGAAGAGGAGTCCGCATACCTACAGAACGCATTATCATCTGGTGCAAAGAAAAAGGGTATCTCGAGTAATACATCACGTCAATTCAAAAAAGAATGTGACAAACGTATCCGAAATCAGGGTGCATACGACACTAAATTCTTCCCAGCCTAAATTACAACTTCTTATAGAAAAGAGAACTACTATGATAAAAGAACCACGCTACATAATGTTGAAAAATGTTAAAATTCAGTATCCAAAACTGAAAAACTCTGTTAATTTCCGAGGAAGTGACCAGTGGGAATGTGGCATTATCACTGAGGATGCCGACCAGGCAACCGAGTGGAACGACAAATTCATCGGCAAAGTGAAACCGAATGATCCAATGAAACCAACCGTTTGGACTGCTTCCTTAAACCGGAAAGTGTTAACTAAAAGCGGCGAGGGATCTGGTCGTGTCCGTGTTGTCAACGCTGACAAACAACCACTGACAGATAAACAGTTACTGAAAATCGGCAATGGCACACTTGCGAACGTGATCTTGTTCCAAGGACCATACGATAACGAATTCGGTAAAGGTGTATTCAATTCACTGACCGCCATCCAAATTCTGACTCTGGTAGAGTTCGAAGGTGGGATGGACCCGATGGACTTTGACCTCGAGGGTGAAGGCGCTGTCATAGAAGGTGCCTCTGAGGGCGACTTGTTCTGATAAGCTACCTACACACGTCAATTCTGCCAAGGGCTACCTACGGGTGGCCCAAAGGCCTGACAGCCCGACAATACCGACAGAGGGTGCCTCTGAAGGACACTCATAATACTCTGGAAGTATAACTATCCGCAATCAAGGAACCTACAATGGATCACCTTATAACACTGGATAACTTCGAAGAAGCAGCTTATGTTGCCTTCGGACTCAACCTTGACCTCAATGGTCTTATGCACCTGCATAACATTATCATCGACACTAACGCAATACTGCCATTCAACAAATCCTTGAAGAATGCTTATAACTTTTATTATAAGAGTACAATTAGAGGACACGCTACATCATGTTGAAATTTGAGCAATTTGTTATCGAAGGAGATAGATATGACACGTAAATACTTCGTTAAAACTTCATCAGGTTCGTCTTACCTCTATGCGTCCTCAAATACTCATGAAGAATCAGAAAATATCGAACAAGAATTGAATGAACTCGGTCTCAATTGCAATTATGAATGGGAACGAGAAACTGCTGAAAAATAGCTAAAGAGGCCTCTGAAGGCCACTTGTTCTGATAAGCTACCTACACACGTCAATTCTGCCAAGGGCTACCTACGGGTGGCCCAAAGGCCTGACAGCCCGACAATATCAACAGAGGAGAAATTTACGAAATGGATTTAATACCTACACCAATCAAGAAAGAACCGACATCGCCGCTACCTATGCCACCTAAGCCGGAAGAACCGGGAAAGCTATCCTACGATAACGGCATCATTATGCTCACAACAAAATTCGACAATAAAGAAATCATGCCAATTGTGGCTAAAATTATCGAATACAATCTTATGGAAATCCCACTAGAAAAAATAACTCTTTATATCAACAGCCCCGGTGGAGAAGTCTCGGCCTGTATGCATCTAATTGATATTATGAAACAGTCCCGCATTCCAGTTAACACATACGCTATGGGCCTTGCAGCATCGTGTGCGTTTATGACACTGATGGCTGGAAAGAAACGCTATGCAACAAAGAATACCATGTTAATGTCGCACGTTTATTCCACAGCTTTTGAAGGTAAAGAGAGCGATTTGCCAGCATTCGAAACTAGAACAGCCTTTACGTCGGATATATTAATGGAACACTACAAGAAATGCACAGGTAAAACGGAGAAATATATCCGTAAACATCTACTGACATCACATGATGTGTGGCTCACTGCGTCAGATTGTGTTAAACACAATATCATCGATGAAGTCATACAAACTTACTAGCTAAGAGATCAAAATGAAATGATTTAACGAACAGTTAGCAAAGGAGAATAACATGTTCACTGGCCTAAAAATAATATATGTTGAAATTCGTGTGATGCTGGCAATATTTCTAATCGCAGCAAGTGCTCTGGTAGGTGGAATGATTTACGCAGGACACGCTTTTAAAGCAGAAGAAGTCGAAGAAATAGAAACAGGACTTGTATTTACCAAGCTATCCGAAACTCTCTACAGCATGACAGGTAACGTAGGCTTTGGAGATTGCGAACGTATAGCGCCGATGCTTCCATCAAATGGGTCGATATTTACATTGATTCTAGAAAGCCCCGGAGGTTCGCTTGCAGATGGAAGCTGCCTAGCCTCACATATAAAATTGCGGAACGCCGTTACAGTAGTTCGCGATACGGCAGTGCTTGGCCCAGAAGGACAGATTCTCTATCAGCCAGACACAGATGGTGACGGCAAGGTTATGTGTGCAAGTGCTTGTTCGTTAATGTTTCTCGGAGGCGACCAACGGTATTTAATAGGAAACGTATGGTTCGGAATCCACGGGCCCAGAACACCTGACCCAGAGGGAATAGCACCAGCCGCGCTTGAAGCCAGCGCATACCGCACCGCTGCGGCGCTGTTGCTTCTACTTAAAGATTTGGGCATAGATAATGATGACGTGAGATTAGCATTCATTCAGATACCGTCAAACAGTATGTACTGGCTGAATCCAAAGGATTTCAGGTCAATGCCAGCACTGATAAATCTAGCTACTCATTATGTTGATTTTCACGGGTTTACAGCACAGAACCCACTTGCAACAGTAGGAGGATAGAATGAATAAATTCTTTTCAAAAATAAGGAAAGATACGATTTCAGACGAATACTGCGTCACAACACTTGCAGATAAAATTAGAGAGCTAAAAAATGTGCAGGTTCCTGATGAAAATATAATAAAAGCATTTAATCGTGCTATTCTATGGATGCAACACGACGAATGGCAAAAACGAGAAAGGAAGTAGTTATGCTAAAATCATTCTTCTTTAATAAAAAATACGGACCTTATGCTTGGATAATGCTGGCTATACTGCTAGGAATTAGCTGGTATACGGTAGAAATCCTAGTAATATATAATACATGGAACCGCGAAATCATGGACGCGCTAGAAACGCTACAAGAAGAACGCTTCTTTACACTGTTCGTCGGATGGGATGTTGAACGAATATGGAACCTTGTTACATTAAACGAGGATTCGATCAATTCAGTACCAAGCTTCATAGAGATTGTGGCCCTCTATACACCCATAGCAGTGGGAGGTTCATGGTTAACAGCAAGATACACTTTCAAATGGAGAGAAGCGAACACACTTTATTATTTGAAGCGTTGGGAAAAGAGTAAGATAAAAATCGAGGGTGCAAGTCAACGTATGCAAGAAGATCTAATGATGTTTGGTGACATTTTGCAAGGACTTGTAACTGGTTTGTTTTCCGCCATTCTTGTTTTGTTCGCCTTCATTCCGATACTCTGGGGACTATCTGAAGCCTTACCGATTTGGGGCGGTGCAATCATACCAGGTTTCCTAGTTTGGGTTGCTTTAATTATGTCACTAGGTGGCACATTTGTTTCGGTATGCTTAGCGTGGCCTTTGCCAAAGTTTGAGAAGATGAATCAGATTGTCGAGGCAATTTTCAGAAAGCGTTTAGTATTATCGGAAGATAGCTTCGCGATGAGAGCATTTAATGAACTTGCTGATATGTTTGAAGCTGTTCGTAAAAGCTACTACCGCCTGTTTAACTGGTATATGGGATTCAGCGTTTGGCAGCAGGTATTTGGATTCGTTCTAGGTAATGTTGCACTATTTGCGCTAGCTCCTGCATACTTTGCCCAAATGATAACGCTGGGGGTACTGTTTCAGTGTCTTAATGCATTCTCGCGAGTAGATAATTCGCTAGGCTTCTTTATAGACCGCTGGACAGTGGTGGTAAAACTTATTGCGGTGGTTTCGAGAATTAAAACCTATGACCGCGCATTGAAAGATGGTGAATTACAAGGCGAAAGCTGAGCCCTTTATACTTGAAAGAGAGACTAAAATTAGTGAGGAGGTGAAGATACTATAGAATGAAAACATTAACAATTTCAAGGGGCAGAACAATGGGAATGAGTAATTGGATATTGGACAACGAAGATAAGTTTTGGAATATTGCAGAAAATACTGCCAAGGAATGTGAAGTATTTGAGCAATTTGTTAGTGCAATGAAGCCACAACAAGACTTATTACAAGGTTCACCTAGTCAGCCACAAAATGAGGCAGATTTTGAAAATATGTTAAGTGAATCATGGAAAGAAAAGAGAAAATGAAAGATGGATACCGCCGACAGAAAAACCGCTTATGCTGACGCAGTCCGCACTGGTCGTGTTCTAATCAGTACCGCCCGTGCTAAATTTTCGGGCGATGCTCTAATCGCTGAACTAGCAAAAGCCGAAATTTACGTTGAAGCGCGCCTAGACCACATTGATGGAGGAATAACAATGTCTGATAGAATTGTGAATAAACAACTAAAAATAACACGTAGCATCCAGCGAAAAACTGACAGCATCCTAATGGACGCAAAACGGTCGAACGATCTTGGATTACAACAACGAGCGAGCGAAATCATGGCTCTTTGCGATATGCTAATGCCGAAGATGCAGAATGAAGTAGATCTAGCAGAGGCCATGAAAATAGATCGCGATTGGCCTACTGAACAAGAAATAGCGAGCATCTCCCAGATTTGTATGAATGCCCCGAAAGGAAAATAGACTATGTACCTAGTAATTAACACAGTCTCTACCACCACTTACACACTGAAAGAACCCATGGAAAATCTGACAGAACAACAAGAAAAAGAATTTGAAGAATTTGAAGCTGAAAGAAACTATAAGGAATACGAAGGCGAAGACTGGTACTTCGACCTAAAACAAGAAGAATCCGTAGCTATGGACAACATGAGGTGGGAAATAGAATATGGACCTGAAGGTACACCGTGAACTGGATTGATGAAAAAGTAACAGCTAAAAACTTCGACTATATAATCGATTACAACCAATTTCTTGAACCAAAGGCATACAGATGTCTATCCAAGAACACCGAGTATAACTCTCCTTGGTTTCAAGTGGGACTCTGGTGTACTTCGGAAAAACAAGCTATGGAGAATGGCGATCAGCATAATGAAAGACTTATATAATGAATATAACATATAGAATTTACTACACATTACCAGATGGATCAGAAGATTCATTACCTATTGATGCAGAAACAATAGAAGAACTTCAAAGCATTGCAGCTGTTGAAATAGCAGCAAGAAAAGCAACTGATCCATGGTCAGAGAAAGTGGAATAATGTATTACTCAAAATCAAATATGGTAGAAAACCGGACAGTAAACTACCGATTCTCAATCAAAGAGCGTGGACAAGATGATCTACTTGACCTAAAACAAATCATCAAGATACATAACAAAAGACAAGCGGTAATTGAGAGTTCAGGAAAAGAACCTCATTACATAGAAGTTCGCGTGAGGCCGAGAGGCCCTCGTACAGACGGTCCGACAAAGTACGGTGGGTTCACACCCGATTACCTTGCAACACACTATGACGTATACGTGGTGCGTAACACAACACGGATGAAAGTGTATCATCGTAACAGGGTGAATTCTCAGGGAACTCTGAAAAGCTACATAACTGATAAGATCGACAAAGTTGATGCATTTATTAATAGCTCTAATCTAAGTACTGTTTAAACTATAAAGGAATAAGCAATGATAATTGAAGAATCTAAATCAAAAGCTACCTTCCAAGGTATGGGTGAAACAACAGAATTTAGTCTAAACCTAGATGGAATGATGTTTGACAGCTTGATGAACGGTATATACTCTGATAAGATTGCAGCACCTATACGTGAGCTATCTACAAACGCTAGAGATGGTCATGTACGTAGAGGTAACCTAGATCGCCCATTCGACATCAAGCTGCCCACTAGACTCGATCAAGAATTCTCTGTACGTGACTATGGATCATCGTTAACACACGAAGAGATCATGAATATGTACACAGTTCTCGGTCAAAGTACAAAGAGAAGTACCAACGATGAAACAGGGTGCCTCGGATTAGGTTCTAAAAGCCCTTTCGCTTACACTTCTGCTTTTACTGTTACTTGCTGGTTAGACGGTATTGAGAGAACCTACAGCGCCTATATCACCACAAGCGGAATACCCAACATGTCGCTCGTGCATAAAGCTAAATCTAGTGAAGAACAGGGAGTCAAAGTTGCATTTGCTGTGAAAGACGATGATATACAGAAATTCCACAAATCAGCCGAAACAGTTCTTCTAGGCTTCGACCCGGTACCTAATATACATCCATCAAGTTTTAACCTTGCTTCCAGAGAAATAACAATTAAAGGAACAGGCTGGAAGTTCTGTAAAGAACGGATAAATGCAGTAATCATCCAAGGTTCTGTTTCCTATCCCATTGACAGGGAAAATGTAGCATTACAATCAGCACTGAGTAAAGAGCTTAAATTTCCCACTACTAGTAGTAGAGCAACTCACTACCAATCATATCTACAACAGCAATATGGTATGAGCATCCTCGAAAGCTCTATAATTATAAATGTACCAATCGGATCACTTGACGTTGTAACTTCGAGGGAATCCCTACAGTATACTGATAGAACTATTAAAAGTATTGTAGATATACTCAAAAATATGAAAAATGAAGTCAAATCCCTGATTGAAATTAAGTTGGATAAAGCTAAACACTATAGGGCAGCTTGTTCACTACTTGTAGAAATTAGAAACGATAACTCTCCAATCGGTTCTTTTATATCCAATAGAGTTTTCAACGAAGAAGACTTCGATTATAAGAAAAGGTGTATATCACAGAAGTTACCAATCTACGATTACGATTGTATGATCATGGAAGCTGGTACACAAAACCTTAAAACTTCCTATAAAAGAGATATGAAAAACTCAAGGAGATATTCAACAGATAAGAGAAGTGCTTTCGACACAATCCTATGGGGGAATCTGGAGGATACACCCCCAAGTTTAAAAAATGGATGGAAAACGGGTAAATACACGATTGTCGTTCAGTCAAACGAACAGGAATATAGCATTAATAAAAGAATGAGAACATTCTGGGAGAATTCAGAACATAACGGTGGGTACCTTTGGGTTATTACGGAGACAGACATTGAAGCTGAGGAAATTCAGGATAAGTTCAATCTAAATGACAATGAAATATTCTTACTTCATAAACTTGAAGATACAAGTATGCCGTCAAGAGTTTCAGTTAGTGGTATTAAGAATACTGATATAAAGTTAAGAGTGATGAAACCTCTTATAGAACAATACTATTACAAAAAGATGGTGAACACAGAGATTGTAGATGTAGAAGATGACTTCATATACATCAGACAAGAAGGACAAAATTTCTTCTTGGACAAAACCGATAACGAAAGTTACAATGAAGAAAATATGATGAGATTGTTGAAAAGACTAAGCTCAACATTACCAAAGATGAGTACAATTTACACAATTCCAAAGAGTAGAAAGAAACTTATGGAAAAGAGTAAAAGTATTTCACTAAATGACTATGTAAAAAAGAAGATGACACGAAATTACATTAAGGGAGTGTTAAAAGATATACCAATATCGGTTACCACTTATGATAACAAAACACTCGAAGCATACTTAAAGGAAACTAAAATAAAACTTCCAAAAATACTGGAAGAATTCTGTAAAAGAGTCAGCAAAAATGAAGTAACAACAAAACAAATTAAAATTAAAAATAATCTGAATTTTATGATATCCAAATTCAAACCAGATCTCCTAGATTTCTTACAAACAACAATTGATAAGAAATTTAACCTAATAAAAATTGAAAATGTGAGTACACCAATTCTACTATCTCTATCAAAAAATTACACATGGAAAGCTAACGGAACAGAATCCGTAAATGCGCTGAATGAATATATAAAACTTAAAGGATATAAATAATGATTCCCTACGTAAAATCAAACTATAACAGTACCACAGCTATCACAGCTTATATAAACGGAGTTCCGAAAACTATAAATGAAGACCATATTAACTTCATTCATGTAGATAAACTACTACTAAATCAAAATATTGAACCGATTTTGCCACAAATACTGTCAGAACTGATGGACGCTGTTAAAGCAATGAAAGAAGCAGTGATTGAATATGATGCTATACAGATTATAGACAACGAAGTCATATTTGATGGTACACCTGTACATGGTCTGCTGTCAGACATGATGATCTCCATCGTACAAGGAGGAAGTGATGTTACCTCATGGTGTAGATTCATGATAAAACTCAATGAAAATCCTGCAGCACATGCAGTAAATGAACTGTATGAATGGATGATGAAAGCACAGATGCCCATTACAGAAAATGGAAACTTCTTAGCTTATAAGAAAGTAAAAGATGATTACACCAGTGCTCATCCTAATGCTGATGGTTCGCATTTCCCAAATAAACTTGGAACACGGGTAGAAATGCCACGTAACAAAGTAGATGATAACCGTCAGAACACTTGCTCAACGGGTCTACACTTCTGCTCTTGGTCGTACTTGCCATCCTATATGGGTAACAGTGGACGTGTACTACTGGTAGAGATTAATCCAGCTGATGTAGTCAGTATTCCAACTGATTACGATTTTGCAAAAGGACGCGCATCAGGGTACTGGATTGTAGGTGAAATTTCAATAGAAGATGCTGAACATGCATTTGACAATATTTCTACTATTGATTATCACAATGATAACCTAGTGAATACTTATGGATCTATGTGGGAAAAACATGTATACAAACCAACTCGTGATGCATTAGGACGATTTGCGTATCGGCCTGTATAATTAGTAAGTAACATGAATTAAAAACATACAAAGGAGTGAGTAAGATGGCTTATAACGACTGGACCAACTACAAAACATGGCTATCGGGAGACGATTATGAGTGACCAACTAAAGATAACCCACAGCATTCAGCGAAAAGCAGACATAATCCGAATGGATGCAAAAAGATCAGACGACCTTGGATTACAGCAGCGTGCTAGTGAAATAATGGCTCTCTGCGATATGCTGATTCCGCAGATGCAGAATGCGGATGACCTTATTAAGATAATGCGTGGGCAACGCGACTGGCCAACCGATCAAGAGGTTGCCAGCGTTGCCCAGATTTATGCGAGGCAACCGAAATGAAAAACGCATGTATCGCCGCCGCGCTGGCAATCGTCTGCTGCTTTATCTTTTTTCTGTTGCCGTTGGGGATAGTCTAAATGACTAAAATGAGCGTTCATAAACTCGACGAACTTACCCGCAGGAATACGGAAGGCATGTATCGCGTTTACAATGTAGACAGCGTCGAGGCGATGCGTGACGCCCAGTTGGATGTGTTGCGCAGGTCGGTAGAGGACATAAAAACAACGCAACGTCGAATTGAGGCGGCTATCGCCGCTGTCCTAAATGGGCCATAGGTCTGCGAGTACCTTTGGCTCATGGTTTGATCACCTACACAACGACTGTCAGAGTGCCTTTGATGAAGAGGGGATAACACTCTGACAATAACTAAAAACATTATACTCATTATATTCCCGTAGCTCAGCTGGACAGAGCAAGAAACTTCTAATTTCTAGGCCATTGGTTCGAATCCAATCGGGAATACCAGCCTTCAGTTACAGGTAGTATCTTCGCTATTTAAATGAAAGAGACTGAAAGAATTACCCATGAAAACTAAGAAAACAGAAACACAAAAGGATTAGAACAATGCGTAAAGGATATGGCCCCACGGGCGTTTCATTCGGTTATAGTTTCGCGGACTTTCAAAAGTATGTTGCCGCAAACGAACACCTACATTGTGAACTTGTTATCGGCGGCAATTGTTACAAGTCCATAATTTCAACCACCATGTCGGAGAGCGAACAGCGTTGCTTTTATGACGCCGCCGACCATGTCGCATACCATGACGGCAAGAAGATTTTCGAGGTGATTACATAACACATTTCCCTCAAAACCAGCCTAGAAGCAAAAGATACCAAGGTCATGGCGCAGTGCCAAGATCTAAGTGTCTTGTTTCTTTTTAAGAGTCTTCAAACGTAGTGATATCAATTACCGTGGTGAGGACATGAACAAATCTTAATACTGAAAGCAGATAAAATGACTAATAAAAAGAAAGAACTACGTTTCACATCAAAAACAATTGCTGCTGGTGGTAACGCTAAAACAATCAAGGGTGACAAGGAATATCTAACAGCGATCATGTACCTTGCACCATACAAAACCCTGGTAGGACACAATACGTGTTCCATGGCAGAACTAGCAGGATGCCATGAAGCTTGCCTATTCACCGCTGGACGTGGAAGTATGAACAGTGTTAAGAAAGCACGTATTGAGAAGACTAAAAGATACTATACGAACAAAGATAAATTTCTAAAAGAACTGAAAGCCGACATTGAAAGATTTGTAAAGTACTGTGATAGAAACAATGTAAAACCTGTAGTAAGACTCAATGGCACATCAGATATTAGATGGGAAAATGATAAAGTATACGATAAAAATATATTCGAACATTTTCCTCTTGTTCGATTCTACGATTACACAAAGATAGCAAATAGAAAAGTTAAAAATATTAAGAACTATCACCTGACATGGTCCTACTCTGAAGCTTCGGACAAATACGCTGCAATGCACCACGATGCTATAAAATACGGAATGAATATTGCTGTGGTATTTCGGAATGCTGACAATATTCCAGAGAACTTCCTTAATATAAAAGTAATTGATGGTGATAAAGATGACCTGCGATTCCTCGATGAAAAGAACTGTATTGTTGCCCTGTATGCAAAAGGTAAGGGAAAACACGATATGAGTGGATTTGTCATAGATGCCGAGAAAAACCAATGATAATTGACATGAGTGAAAACGATTTGCGACAATGGTTCGGAAATCGTGGAGTTGAGTTAGAAGAAAAAAAGCTGACATACAAAGTCGTGAAAAAACAAAGCAAACATTGGGCTTTTATTCTAGATAATTGTTTTGAATATGAAGGAAACAATGAAGTAGAATTGTATGCGTTAGATACAATGTATTGTGAATGTTATGACGGATGGAAAGCACAATCATTTAAATGGGATTTAGAAAACATGCTTTCATTAATTATAACTTAAATTCATTATTAAAATAAAAAAGAAATATCCGAAGATACTTCTTAATTAGTATTATTTATCATTCTCAAGCTCAATAAGTTTAGCTTCCAATTCTTCATCTGACATACCATTGGCATCAAATGAACCAGTAATACCGTCAATACGTTGAAGTTTTGGCTGTTCATACTCTGCCAGAGTTTTGGCGAGTTCAACTGCTTCATCAAGTTCATCTGCTTGCATATGTTGAATCATACGAAGTTTAATGATATCTATAGCAGGTGGGAGTTCATTGAGAATATCAGTGCCCATCACTTTCCACTCTTTGACAGTGAGAGACATAGCTTCCCTAAGCTCTTTATTCTTCATACGAGCTTCAACAGATTTCTTCTGCATAGCTCTAGCTCGTTCAGTGCTATAATATGGCTTAAGATTCTGCATAGATTGAGGAGCATTCCCTCTCCCGCCACCAAGATTCTCTTCGTTTGTCATATTTAAATTATTAGTCATGTTGGTATACCTTTATTGTATTGAAGGATACTGATAGAACACTGTTAGTACTTCTATTCTTATTGTTAATTATTAACATATACAGATAACAGAGTTCCATCAGTGGCCTCTAGCCTTAAGGGGTCATCTTATTTATATAGGTTTTATCGACAATTCCCTTAATTTAAAGATGTCCCTTAATGGGCATCATAATTAGAAAGAAACAAAAATGAACCAACATCAAGAAAACTCATTAGAGATCACTCTGATTGATCCTTTGACACACAACGAGTGTCTAGCTCTCGAGGAAGAAGCAACAAACTACGGAATCCCGATATGTTCATTTCATGGTAAACAAAACCTGATGATCAGAATTGAGTTTGACTCAGATTGTCAGAAAGAAAACATTATGAAACAGATAAAACTAATAGCCTCTTGGTTAAACAATGTGAATGGGGTTGGTGCAATTGGAAGAATCCGTAAGATTGAAGATTACTACACAAATTTCATCAGTAATGAAGTTAAAACATTGACAAAGACAACAGAATAAGGATCAGGAGATTCAAGATGAATGACTATAAAGTAAAATTGGAAAAATTTATAAAAAGTGTAATGGGTAGATTAAAAGGTTTCAAAACGATAATATTCACTGTTGCAACAGCTGTATTTGCATTGATGGAAACTTTGGACCTAACAGGTATTGTAACAAAAGAAAATATGCCATACGTAATCATTGGCCTAGCTATTATCAACGGAACTCTGAGAGCTATCTCAAATACTCCAATTGGAAAGAATAGATGAATGAAAATTAAAAAACATGTAGTATGTCTATTTGATGAAACAGGGTTAGCTGGTAAGCCTTGGGCTAACAGCGGAGATTATATTATATACTGTTACGACATTGCTCATAAGAAAGTTAGACGTGAAGGAAATACTATATTTGTTCCGTGGGATGCCAACGATCTAGTTGCCACAAGTAAAATGGTAATCAGACATCGTGGGAAATCTAAGATACTGCTAGGATTTCCACCTTGTACTGATCTGGCTGTGAGTGGTGCTGCTTGGTTTGAGAGCAAAAGAAATAAGAACGAGTACTTCCAGAAGGAAGCTATGCAATTATTCTTAGCTCCAGTTAGCATCGCTCTGGACATTGGAGTACCTTACGTAATTGAAAACCCGGTTAGTGTAGCTTCTACCATGTACAGAAAACCAGATCACATCTTTCAACCCTATGAATATGGAGGTTACCTACCAGAGAATGACATACATCCAGAATATCCCAAGTACATTGCTCCTAGAGATGCATACCCAAAGAAAACATGCTACTGGACAGGTAATGGTTTCAACATGCCGACCCGCAAACCAGTTAAACCGGAAGATGGTAACTCACGTCAACACAGGTTGCTCGGTGGGAAGTCAGAGAAGACCAAAAGGATTCGTTCAGCGAGCCCTAGAGGAGTGGCAAAAGCTATTTATGAGGCCAACAAATGAATCAAAAAAGATTTAGTAAAGAGTTAAAAGAGTTATCAAGTCACGACAGGAAAAAGACAGCATCTGACGGTGCTTCAACGGAGTACTATAAGATTCCACAACATGCGACAGAACTACGCCATCTGATTTCGTTGAAATCCATGAGTAAGTCTCGCGGGGACATCTTCAAAGCTTGTTACCGACTTGGGGAGAAAGAAGGTGTGGACATAGGGTACGACCTGAATAAAATGAAGTTCTTTATTGAGGACTTGATAGAAATGAACGAGAGAGGCGAAATGATTTGAAACAAAATGTAAAACCGATGAACGACTACATGAAATTCATTCACACAAGCAGGTATGCTCGTTGGTTAGAAGATGAGGGACGGAGGGAGTCCTTCGAAGAAACAGTAGATCGTTATATGATTAATATTGTAGGCGACCTAGTTGATAATAAAATTAAGAAAAGTATCAAGGAAGCTATAGTGGGACTTAGAGTGACACCTTCTATGCGCTCATTAATGACAGCCGGAGAAGCCGCAAATAGAGACAACACCTGTATGTACAACTGTGCATATATGGCAGTGGACAATGTAAAATCGTTTGATGAAGCTATGTTAATTCTGCTATGCGGAACAGGTGTAGGTTTCTCTGTAGAAAGACAGTCTATTCAAAAGTTGCCCAGCATCCCTACACTATATGAATCTGATACGACAATCGTTGTACATGATAGTAAAGAAGGATGGGCTAAATCATTGAGACAGATGATTGCACTACTGTATGCAGGTGAAATTCCAAAGTGGAATGTAGATAAAGTTAGACCTGCTGGTGCTAAGTTGAAGATATTCGGTGGTAGGGCCAGCGGACCAGAGCCTCTGGTGGAACTCTTCCAGTTTGTAATTAGTACATTTGGGGAAGCTAGTGGCCGCAAGCTAAGTTCAATAGAATGCCATGACATCATGTGCAAGATTGGTGAAGTAGTTGTTGTAGGTGGAGTTCGTAGAAGTGCTATGATATCTTTAAGTAATTTATCGGATGATAGGATGAGACATGCCAAAAGCGGACAATGGTGGGACCGTGAAGGACATCGCGCACTTGCAAACAACTCAACTTGCTATACTGAAAAACCTGATATGGAAACATTCATGCGTGAATGGACATCCTTGGTTGAGAGCAAGTCAGGTGAACGGGGGATTTTCAACAGAGTCGCATCTACTAATCAGGCTAAGAAGAATGGTAGACGTAAAGTATTAGACAACAAAGGTAACCCAATTCAGTTTGGAACTAATCCATGCTCAGAAATTATACTGAGACCTAATCAATTCTGCAACCTGACAGAAGTAGTAATAAGAAAAGAAGATACAATTGAAACCTTGAAAGAGAAAGTTAGACTTGCTACTATTCTTGGAACAATTCAATCTACTTATACCCACTTCCCATATCTACGTAAGATTTGGAAGGACAACACGGAAGAGGAAAGGCTACTTGGTGTATCCTTAACTGGTATTATGGACAATCAGTTGATGACGTTATACAATGACGATCTGCCAAATATTCTTGAAGAACTCAAACAGGTTGCAATTAATACAAATACTATATGGGCAAAGAAGCTGGGCATTTCCGCAGCTACTGCTATCTCTTGTGTTAAACCCAGTGGAACAGTATCCCAAATGGTTGACAGTGCTTCTGGTATTCATGCAAGACATGCTAAATGGTTCATCAGAACAGTACGTGGTGACAATACAGACCCTGTGACACAGTTCATGAAAGACATGGGAATTCCATGGGAACCAGCATTTGGTAAAGAGGATCAGACAACAGTATTCTCATTCCCAATGAAGGCCCCAGAGGGTGCCATTACCAGAAATGATATGACAGCTATTGAACAGTTGGAACTGTGGTTAATCTATCAGAGGAATTGGTGTGAGCACAAGCCATCAGTTACAATAAACGTGAAAGATGAAGAATGGATGGAAGTTGGTGCATTTGTATATAAGAACTTCGATGAAATGAGTGGAGTATCGTTACTGCCGAATGATGGTGGGATATACAAACAAGCTCCATACCAAGACTGCACAGAAGAAGAGTACTTGGAAGCGTTAGAGAAGATGCCTAAAAATATCGATTGGACAAAGTTGTCCGAATATGAATTTGAAGATATGACTACAGGAAGTCAGACAATGGCTTGTAGTGGTTCTTCATGTGAAATAGTGGATTTAATGTAATGTATAAAATGATAACAGCAGAGGGTTGCCCCTTTTGCACAAAATCAGCTGAACTTATGTTTAGGAATGACATCTTCTTCAAAACAGAAAGTCTAAATGGAAATAAAATTCTCCAAGACCTGATGAAACGATCTGGATTCACGACTGTACCACAGGTATGGGACAGTGGGGGAGTCCATATCGGTGGTTATGAGGATTTAGTGAAACACATAAGCGGAGAATAGAACACTTAATCTCCGAAAATAATACATAGAAAGGAAACAGGATGAAATTCCTACAAATGATATTGGGCATCTTTACAGGAGCAGGTGGAATAACTGAGTCACTGAAGGATGCCTACGAAATTAAGAAGAACGCTGAAACTAAATCAGAAGTGATAGAAGCAAACACAGAGATTAAGTTTCTGCAAGCCCAGAAGACTGTGCTACTGGCAGAACAACACTCTGCACTGACAGCTTGGATAAGACCCGCTTTAGCATTTCCTGTAGTAATTTTCTGGATAAAGATTATCATATGGGATATCGTGTTGAAGCTAGGTACAACAGATAATCCATCAGAGCAAGTTTGGTGGTACCTTACTCTTATTCCTACTGCTTATTTCTTAGTCAGACCTTTGGAGAAACGATGACCTATCACGGAATGCAGAATATGAAGACCGGAGCTATATTGTACAACATGTATGGATTTCCATTATTTGAGTCCGAGAGAGGAGCATTGTCATCATTGAGAAGAAGTATAGCTTATGGTTATATCGACAGTAAACCTGAAGATTGGAAACCTGTTAAAATTAGATTGGAAATAGAAGAATGAAAGTAAAATACAAAGCACATAGTGGTTCTGACTTGATGGTAGTGGATGCCGCCAGAGTTTCGTTTGATAAGAGTTCACAATGGATTTGCAAATGTGGTGGTGAAAAGTGCATACCAGACAAGGATTACTTTTACCACTGCGCTGAATGCGGAGAAGGTGACAAAGTGACTCTATCAAAACCTGATAGAAAACTAATCAATTACCTAGCAGACCATCAGCACCATTCGCCATTCAACCATTGCTTCATCACGATGCACGTTGAAGCACCTCTGTTCGTAGCAAGGCAGCTGGTAAAACACGAGTATATGCCATGGAACGAAGTGAGTGGGAGGTATGTCACGTTTGAACCTGAGTTCCACATGCCTAAATCTTTTAGAAAAAAAGCAGTAGACAAAAAGCAGGGTTCCGGTAAGGATCTAGTTGACAACTCTTCTCTCTATCTGAAAATGATATTTGAAGATTCTCACATAAGTTCATTTAATGCTTATCAGAGTGCTTTACGCATTGGTCTATGTGAAGAGCAAGCACGAGAACTCCTACCACTTGATCTAATGACCCAATGGTACTGGTCGGGTACATTAGGTGCATGGGCTAAGATGTATGGACTCAGAAGCTCTTCAAGCACTCAGGTAGAAACTAAAGAAGTTGCAATGCTAGCGGGTGCTATTGTTTCTGATCTTTATCCAGTATCATGGGATGCTCTAGCAAATGGGTAGCATTTCCAAAAATCCTGGAATGAATGAAACAGTTGCAGATCATCAGCATCCAGATATAAGACATATAAAATTCATTGGTGGTCCGTACACTGACAGATTTCTGACTAAAGCCGAGAGTAAATCGGGTAAACGCTCTAAGTACTATGTTGATACCATTGCTATTCATGATGGGAAAGAAAAGAACATAAGGACTGAGTTTAAGATGCTGATGGTTGCCAACTCTTTCATAAAGAAGCTTAGAGAAGACCCAGAAGTAACTGTAGAACTAGTGGAGAAGATGGTTAAGGCAGAGATTCTACTCCAAGGAAGGTCACCAGAAGATACCAAGAGAATCCGAATTCATAACGAAGATGTTATGTTGGAGGACTTGAGGATTGCTTTCAAGGATGGTAAGGATCGTGATAGCTTATTTAGGATACTTAATTATCATCTGAGAGATGTAACAGTTAAGTGGAAGGATCGTATTGATGCCATCCCTTATTATATAGATTTAAAATAAAAAACTAAGAAAGAAACAATATGCAAGCAAACTTAATATTCTCAATAGTATTTGTAATTTGGTTATTTATAATGACATTTAGACCAAATAGATGGATTAAAAAAAGAAAGGAAATTAAATGAAACTAGTATTTGATATTGAAGGCAACGGTCTTCTGCCAGAACTCACAAACATCTGGATGCTAGTAATCAAAGACAGAGAAACACAGACTATCTATAAGTTCTCTGACTACACACCATCACTACCTTCAATGGAAGATGGTCTGAAGATGCTAAGTAAAGCAGAAGTGTTGATTGGACATAACGTATTCGGGTATGACTTCCCAGCACTCCATAAGATTTACGGGTGGGTTCTCCCATTTGAAATGAAAGTACATGACACATGGATTTTATCTATGTTGAACAGGTACAACCGTAAGCACCGCCATGGACTCGAAGGTTGGGGTGAACACATTGGATTCAAAAAGGGTGACTTCTCTGATTGGTCCCAGTACTCAACTACAATGCTTTCTTATTGTATTAACGACGTAATCTTGAATGACAAAGTATATGATGTCCTTCTGAGAGAAGCAGCAGCATTGATTAAACGTAATCCACTATACTCCAAACGTATTGAGGTGGAAATGTACATTGCCAGATTAAATGCACAGCTAAACCACAAAGGTTGGGTATTTGATTATAAGAAGTCTATGACCTTGATAAAAGAAATAACCGAAAGAATGGATAATATCGCAAGACGTATTGAGCCGAAGCTAGGTAACAAGATCGTCTACAAAGATAAGGCACCTAAGCTCCCTAAGTATACAAAGAAAGGTTGGTACGCTGCAACAACTGCACGTATGCTTTCAGAACACCTAGGACGTACTGTGATACCAGAAGATGCACTATCAAGAGAACCACCTTGGCCTCAGGGAGAAGAGTATCAGCGTTTCTCAGAAGTCCCAATTGAAATGGGGAACATGGGTGATGTAAAAGAGTACCTCCAGAAAAATGGGTGGAAGCCCGATGTGTGGAACTACACCACAATGGAAGGTAGGTTACTCAAGACATCCCCTAAACTTGAAGGTGACGCTCTGTTAGCACTCGGTGAGGCAGGAGAGGGTGTTAAGGACTATTACATGCTACGACACCGGAAGTCATTGATAGAGGGTCTGCACAAAGCTGTAGAGAAACGTGGAGATGGCAGGGTATCTGGTAACATGTGGACTATCGGAACCGCATCGTTCAGAGTAAGACATGAAGTAATCGTTAATCTTCCATCAGAACGAGCAGAGTACGGTCATGAGATCAGATCATTATTTACATGTGAAGAAGGCTATAAGGTTGTAGGAGCAGACTCAGCTGGTAATCAGCTACGTGGCTTCTGTCATACGATTGGTAATGCAGAGTACACCCAGAAAATAATTACATCTGATGCACACCAAGTAAACGCTGATGCATTGGGTATCACAAGGAACTTCGCCAAAGTATTTATCTATCGTATCTTATTCGGTTCTAAAGCAAAAGGACTAGGTATGGCATTGAATATTACTACTAAAGCAGCCGAAAAGATTATCTCAGACTTTAATAAGAGTATACCAGAGTTCCAACAGACTGTTACGAAGATGGGACACGAATGGAGTTCTAACGGAGGATGGATATTTGGGGAAACAGGTAATATCTTGTTTGTCCCAGAGATGAGTAAAGTACTAAATTACTACCTTCAGGATATGGAGAAGTTCACTTGTAGCGCTTCTGTATACTGGTCTCATCAGAAATTATTGGAAGCTGGTATTGATTTCTACCCTACTATCTTCTATCACGATGAGGATGCATTTGTAGTAAGAGAAGATCAAGCAGTGGAAGCTGGTCAGATTATACGAGACGGTTTCAGAGAAGGGCCTAAGATGTTCGGAATTGAAATTATGGATGGCGGTGATGCATGTATAGGAGATTCATATGCTGACGTTCACTAAGATATATAGAGTAAGAAAACAACAGGTACAGAACAACCGTGGAAATGGTTATACTATGTTCCAGATAAAAGATGGGGAGTTCGTTAATGTCTATAAGTAATACATATATTGATGGAGACTCGTTGATATTTAAGTGTTCCTACGGAGTAGAAGGAAACATCCCATCTAAGTTAAAGATGAAGAAAAGATGGAAACAAGCTATCAAGAAGATAAGATCGGAAACATTTGCTGATAACATTGGGATAGCGTTGAGAGGAGATGATAACTTCAGAGTAGAGTTATCTCCTATCTACAAGAAGAACAGACCCAAATTAGCTGATGATGTAATGGGTCGAATAATGTGGTTAGACGCTTGGGCAAAAGAACAAGGAGCAGTTGCAGCCAATGGTTGGGAAGCTGATGACCTTGTATGCTGTTGGGCATATGAAGCTGATAAACGCGGTGAAGCTTATGTGATCGCTGGTATTGATAAAGACTTACTTCAGTATCCTGGAAATCATTACAACTATGGCGGAACAGCTAGAAAACCTAAGACTGATGAAGAGAAGTGGAACTTCATTACACCAGAAGCTGGTCAGTTCGCCTTATTCTGTCAGTTTCTAACTGGTGATTCAACGGATAACATAATTGGTATAAAAGGAATTGGTCCAGCTAAAGCCAATAAAGCATTGAAAGATAAAACTCCAAAAGAAATGATGGAGAAAATCGTAGAAATGTACAAAGATCACTGGCCCAAGGATTGGGATGAACAATTAAAAATGAATACCAACCTTATGTACATGCGTAGATTTGATAATGATGAGTTTAACTATAGGGATTACTTATGATTAAATGGATAATGGAATATGGACACATACAGAGCAGATGGATACAGCTAAGTACTACGGCTTTATCTATCTGATCACGGACTTATTAAATTCTAAATTCTATATTGGTAAGAAACAGTACTTCAGCGTTAAAAAACTACCTCCATTAAAAGGTCATAAACGTAAGAGAACTAAGATTGAAGAAATGGATTGGAGAAATTATACTTCATCTTCTACTTACGTAAATGAAAAGATAGGAGAGTTAGGTATGGATAATTTTGAATTTGAAATACTGACTGAATGCATCTCGAAAGCTGATATGACTTATCAAGAAGTAGCTATTATGCATTCGATGAATGTATTAACTACAATGAAAGAAGATGGAACTCCTAGGTATTACAACAGAGCTATAGGTAATATTAAGTTTATACCTCCATTAGAAGTGTCGGATAAAACTCGTAAGAAAATGAGAGAAGCTTATCTGAAAAAAAGTAAGAAAACCTGCCAAGTATGCAAGAGAGTTCTTAATACATTAATGTTTGATAGAGATGGCCATGGTTCAAGTTGTCCAAGAGAAGAAGGAAAGATACTATGCTATTCCTGTAAAAAGAACATGTCACCAGATTGCTTTTCAAAAGACAGATCAAAAAAAGATGAAGTAGGAACTCTATGTAAAGAATGTGAGAAAACTTACAATAGAGAGCATTATAGCGCTAATAAAGTGAAAAGAGCTAAAGAGATGAAAGAATACTACAATAAAAACAAGGATAAATTAAAGAGAAAAGCAAGAAAGAGATATAAACTAAAGAAAGAGAGTAAATGAATGAAACTATAGAAAAGCCTAAAGATGAAAGAAAACTTCGTGGAAGACACAGTTGTCCTTTCTGCGGATCATCTGACTCTTTAGGTTACTATGAGAGTAATGCTAGATGTTACGGATCATGCGATAAAACATTTTGGTATGAGAAAGGAGAAAAGATTGAAACTTTGGATTTTGAGGAAGAAATTGTGACGATTGATCACATTAGAAATCTGCCATTCAGAGGTAGAAAGGATAGAGATGTCACGAGAGAGGTAGCAGAGTTTTACGGAGCAACATCTGAAATAGATGAATCTGGAAATCCCACTTCTTGGTACTTCCCATGGACACAGAAAGGTAAGACCATTGCCTATAAACAGAAGACACCTACGAAAGAGTTCTATCTGAAAGGTGACACTAAGCTGTTGAAGAATAAGGATACAGAGCTATTCGGTCAGAGTTTATTCTCAAAAGGTGGGTTAACTCTGTTAATCACCGAAGGAGAGCTTGATGCATTATCAATTCAAAGAGCTTACCTACAGAAATACAAGAGAACTTACCCAGTAGTATCAATGTTTAACTCAACAGATAAAAGTCTGATAGTTAATAACTTAGATTATATTAAATCATTCAAGAAAATAATTATCTGGGGAGATAAGGATGAAGCTGGGTTAAAAGCTGTAAAAGAAGCTTGCAAAGCTATCGGCGCTGGAAAGGTGTACACAGTAGATACAAAGTATAAAGATGCAAATGAAGCATTACTAGCTGAAGGTCATAAATTTGTAATTAACAGCATATGGAGTGCATCTCTGTGGAACCCATCAGGATTTGTATCTGGCATGGATATCTGGAAGAAGTTCAAAGAACATCGTAACAAACCAGCTACCCCATTCCCTGAATGTCTGAATGGACTTAATCTAAAACTAGATGGTATCAGAGTGAACGAAATAACATTGTTCACCTCCGGTACTGGTTCAGGAAAATCAACGATCATAAAAGAAATACTGATTAAGATCACCGAAGTAAACCCTGAATCTAAGATTGGTATTGTGTCTCTAGAAGAAGAAGTTGGTGAAACATCTGGAAAATTGATAGAGATGGACCTTAGGCACGAACTGGTGAAGCATGAAGATGATGATTACGAAGACCCTGAACAGTTAAAGTCATTTAAGAAACTCTTCCTAAAACCAGATGGTTCTGAGAGGGTTGTTATAGTGGACCACCAAGGATCATTAGGTGATGATTCCCTGATGGATAAGATGAATCAGTTGGCATCGATGGGTTGTAAATATATAATCCTAGACCACATAACCATAGCTGTGTCAGAGGGTAACGCTGGACTCTCAGGAAACGAAGCAACAGATAAGATGATGTCAGACCTATTGAAACTTGTAAAGAGTAACGAAGTATGGCTTGGACTTATCTCACACCTACGTAAGGTTGGATCAGGTGCTAAGAGCTTCGAAGAAGGCCACATGCCATCTCTAGACGATATCAAAGGTTCTGGCAGTATCAAACAGGTCTCATTTGATATCATTGCTTTCTCCCGCAATATGACTGCAGAGTCGGAGGAAGAGAGGAATACTATTAAGCTATCTGTACTGAAAGCTAGATACACTGGTAGGACAGGTCCAGCAGGTTCTGCTTATTATGATATGGATACAAAACGATTGAAAGCTATTGACCCTGATAGCAATCTTGCTATCGATAACATGTTTGATTCGACTAAGGGTGGAAAGGAGATTATAGGATTATGATTAACTTTAAGAGAACTCTAGCTGATAACTCAACCTATGAGAATAAAGATTGGCCTGAAGACCATAGATTTGAGAATGGGATGTACACTTGTAGATGTTTAAGTTGCAAAGACTTATTCCTAGGACACAAACGAAGATTGTATTGTAAGGAATGTTATAACGAATAGAAAGGAAATACATGAAAACTCTAACAGAGTACCTACAGAAGAAGATTGATACAGTTGTAATCTCAGAAAAGATACAAATTAACACTGCCTTACAACTATTGAGAAACGATACCTCTGGAAATGCTCTGGAGGACTACATTGAAACCTCCATTAAAATTATTATTCAATCATTCTCAAAAAGTGATATAGCTGGATATGCTAAGTTGACATCTACATCAACTAAGATCGGTAAGAGTATCCTTGGAAAAATAGGGGTATCCGCTGAGAGATTTGACCACAGGGTAAGATTAGGTGATCTATTTGTGGAAGCTCTACACATAGCTGGTTATGTGAGTGTTCACAGAGACCCCGCTTTCAACGAAGAGAACAAGAGTGCCCCATATGTAATCGAGATGATGGAGACTTGGGAAGAACTTGCAAAACTTCCTACTTACAGAAACAAAGCTGATCTAATGGGGACTCTAACAGAACCTCCGAGGCCTATCAACAAAAGTTCATTGAAGAGAACCAGAGTCAGCAAAGAAGACTGGCTGAGAGTAAAAGAGTCTGCACACATGAGAGCAGGTAACAAGCTTCAACAAGTGGCCTACAGAGTTAACCTACCCTTACTTAAGATTATAGAGGATAGCACTGCTCTGTTCGTCTCTGATGAAAAGATTAGAATACCCACAGCTGGAAACAAGGCTCAGATGGATCGTGCGTACAGTGAGATGAGGTTCGAAGCAAATAGGTCCAGGGGTAAGGGAAAGAAGCTAACGGCTCTCCAGAAGGCTTACGAGAAGTCTGCAAAGCTATGGAACCTAAAACTTCAGGAACTTAAAAAGAGATCGAGAAGAGCTGAGTTCAACCAGACACTGAGGAAAGCACAGGTACTAGCAGAAGAGCCAGAGTTCTATCAGTTGGTTGAGTTGGATTACAGAGGGAGATTCTACTTTGTGGAACCCTTCTTCAACTATCAAGCAACTGATGTAGCAAAAGGACTAATGGAGTTCTCCGCTGGTCACAAGATGGGGGAAACTGGTGAAAGAGCATTGTCTATTCATACTGCTTCTTCTTTTAACATGTCATATGATATTGATGATATTCCATCATGGTGTGAATCAGATTATAAGAGCTATCTGGAATCAGAAGGGCTCGATTCAATATCCGTTGATAAGATGACGTTAGACGATAGGGATATGTGGTCAAGAGAAAACATTGACATGATCCTACGTCAGGCGATATCTGGAGAAATAAATATGGATGCAGAGAAACCAGTAGTGTTCATGGCGTGTTGTCTTGAATGGCACAATATCTACCTAAACCCAGATCATGTATCACACTTGCCTATCCCCATAGATGGATCAAACAATGGTTGGCAGCATCTAGGAGCAATAAGTAAAGATAAGAAAACTGGTGAACTTGTAGGTATGGTTCCATCAGATATACAGGAGGATTTATACGTTCAGACTGGTAAGGAGCTAGTTAAAAAGATGCCTGAATGGTTCCAAGAAAGATCTATGCCAATGAAACACATAAGGAAAGGTATCAGTAAACGTGGGAGTATGACCAGAGCTTACTCAGCTGGTGAGAAAACTATTGGTATTAATATGTATGCTGATTGCTGGCATGAAGGTTTCACAGATAAGTATAACATATCTGTGGAAGACTGTGGGAAACTATCTCATAATCTGATAGCTGCAATCAGCACTGTATGTCCAGGACCATTGAAGACCATGAGCTATCTGCAGAAACTAGCTGCTTACGAGATTGGTCATTATTCTTGGTTCCTAAATGGAAAAGTAGCTGATAGAAAATATAATAAGATTAAGAAGAAAATAAAAAAGCTCAACACCTATATGAATAATAATAGGGATGAACTTGAATTGTTATATCTGGAACTTAAGAATTTTAACAGATTACTAGTTTCAGGAAATGGTAAAGATTATATTGAATGGGATACACCTTCAAATTTCCATGTAGTCTACCATAAGTATCTTCAAAGATCATTTCAATGTAAAGGAACCATTGCCGGAGTAGGAAGAATCTCACACAGATTCGTTGAGGACACCGAGAAACCTGATCTGAGAGGTTTTATGAGTGGTATATCACCTCAGTTCGTACACAGTCAAGACGGGGCGCATATGGCTCTTGTGATCGATGAGTGGGAGCATGACTTCGCACCTGTGCATGATTCATTTAGTACTCACAGTTGTTTCGTTAAGGAACTGTTGGTGCTTACAAAGGATGTCTTCATAAAGATGTACGATCACCCTAACTACTACGATATAATTGAAGAAAATATTCTTTCGAATACGGAAGGGTTAACAATAGAACAACCAGAGATAGGCGGATTGGTGATTGGAGATGTAATGTACTCTGATTACTTCTTTGCCTAAGGAGTAGCGTAGCACACAACTACCAGAAAGGAAATATTCGATAAAACTTATGAGGAAGTGTAATGAATAAATTTAGAGAAGATGAAGACCCATATAAGAAATGGGAAGAAGACGAAGACCCATATAAGAAATGGGAAGAAGACGAAGACCCATATAAGAAATGGGAAGAAGATGAAGACCCATATAAGAAATGGGAAGAAGATAAGGAAGATCCTTTTAAAGACTTGGAGAAAGACTTCGAATGAACTATAATATTCTGGCTCTCATGGGTCAAGACGTAACTGATGAATATTACGCAGACACTTACGATATTCCGAGAGAGTATATTGGAACTTCAAAATTTAATGAATTTATACTAGATAAGCGAATGGAGGAAGTGATCGAGTTCTATATAAGTATCGGGAAGTCTGATAAAGAAGCTAAGTTTAAAGCGAAGGCTGAACGTAAGGAAGCAAAAGCTGATATTGAAAAATTGATGAGAATTACTGAAAAGACTTACTTAAAATAATTAAAAAAGCTGCTATGGATTCCCTTATGGGTTTCTATAGCAGCTTATTTTTTTTATTATAGGACATACATTGACGATTGTATTCGTATTAATACGTCTATAGGTCATGTATAGCCTATTACTTTAGGTAGGGCCGACAAATTAAGGTGTGGTGAACTGTGCTATGTCGAAACCTGTTTCTTTAACCTGATCATTTAGGATCTTCTTGTTTTTCTCAACTAGAGCTACAAAGTCAGTCATAGTTTTATTGTAGTTAGACTTGGAAAAAAGATGTTCAACGAGTCTAATGATATCTCTATTAGATAGAGAGGTGATGGAATCAAGACCTTCGGACGTAAGATAAACAACTGTATCACCATCTGTAGTTTTAAATTCATTTACCTTGACATTAGATTTGTAACCAAGACTGTTTCTAATATTGTTTATAAATCTAGCAGCCTCTTCCATAACCCTAGACTTATATGAATAAATTGTATCTGTTTCCTTGAGAGGAACTACAGATTTGATAAAAGAAGAAGCTCCATTAAAAGTAAGCCTTTCCTTACCAGTTTTAGGATCTTTAATATAAATACCGTTAACAAGGTCTGACAAGTATGCAAACCTACCTTCTAAAATCACTTCTTCATCCGGGTCCTTACCCTTAAACTCATCAAGGAAAGCTTTGTGAGAAGCATTCACGGACTTCCTAGCCTTTTCAAAGTAGTTCCAGTTCATACCGGAGGGCATATTGATATCATACCAAATGTTATTAACATTAGATACAGCAGGTGCGAAGCTGGTAACATCTACCTTTATAGCATCGAAGATTTGAGCAAAATAAGGATCTGCCCCAAGTTCTTCCCAGCTTTTTCCTGTGGTCAATAATATCATAGTAGAACCATCAGTAGATTGCGTAGGAATAACAGCAGAGCTTCCTCTGGCTATACCAGCAGGTTCAGCAGGAAAATGTCTCTTCTTGGCCTGTGCACCAAAAACTTTGTCGCTGCTCTCTATGTTCAAGGTAGAGGACTCACCTGTCCTCTTGTCTTTTATTTTGACAGAATTGACAGTAGTAGTACTTGGAACAATAACTCTACCACCCATAGAAATAGGATGACCAGTTGCACTCTCTATTTCAAGAGGAACTCCCATAGCAGCAGACAATAGCGCTGAATTTTGCATTACAGATTTAGCTTTGAAAGTATCCTTGCCAAACAAATCCATCAAAGCTGCAACTATGTTGGCGTGTTGTGCCTCTATAATCTTAGTATGGGGTACTCCCAAGGTTAAAAGAAGTTTAACATTAGTTTCAAACTCAGGGTTCCCAGAAAGATACTCATAGAAACTAGCCCTAACCTCTTGATCTAGAGAACCCTCAGATTTACCGTAACCGAATATCATGTTAATAGACTTATTCAGAGCTTTATAAGAGCTTAATTCTAGTAGAACTTTTTTAAAGACCACGTTAGTATCGTGAGAAGCTCTGGGAAGCTTTGAATAGTTGCCGAGCTTAATCTGTCCAATCATGTAGTTCTTAAGATAACCACGCATATCGATAGGCTTGCCGTCTACTTCCATGAGAATAAAATTACTATCTGCTGATTGTAACACTCCTGAAAGACGTGCTATCTGCTGGCTACCAATCTGGAGTCCCTGTGCGCTGTTGCCGTTAGTCTTACCATCAACATAAGCATTTAGAAAGGTTGTATGAGGATTGTTATTTCTCATAGCTTCAATAAATTCGGAAAAATCTATCAGGGTTTCCATTACATGGGGAAGATCTTCTCCGAAATCAAGAAGGTATTTTGCCAAATGGGGGTTGTTATCCATTAAACTACTTAGATTATCATAGTAAAGAGTAGGAAACTGTTGGCTTCCAATTGGCACTTTGTTCTTGAAAGCGGAAGTTAGTCGGTTCATATTTTTATTATCATGAACACCGACAGCATCTTTTAGCATGTTGCCCCATTTCTCAAATTGGATAATCTTCTGATCACCATCGGGTCTAACATATTTCCTCAGGGCTTTTAGCTTACTGGCAGGGCGCATCAGACCTTCATCAGACAAGTCGTGAATAACATTACCTTCATTATCCTTAACCTGACCTCCCAGTAAGATTGTGCCGTACATCTGGAGAATATTATCGTACTCTTTTGAACCTCGGTTAACAACAACTGGTACCGGACTTCTAGTCACAAACCTAATAATCTTAGAAGATTGATAGTTAAATACAGTCTGATTAACAGTTGGGCGAGAAGTGAGAGGTTGAAGAAAGTAGGTAAAGTAGTTAACAAGATTTCTATTTACAAACGTACTCTCCAATTGCTTTAGGAGATTTCTTTTCTTGATCTCAATAATACGGAGGGATATCTCGGTAGCTTCTTCTCTGCTTTTAGGGCTAACTTCATCGTGCATAAACCGAACAATAAGAGAGTCAAGTTTAGCCTTACCAACGCCAAACACATCGGCAAACTTATTATCTGCTATAGGTTTGTCTAAGATAGAAGATCTAATTAGTAGAATAAGGATTTTAGCCCTTCTGTCATCTACAACGTGACCAACAGAACTCTGGTTATCCAGAGACTCAAGCGCGACAGCAGTTCTATGTTTCTCAGTCTTAGTACTCGGTTTGAACTTACCCAGTAGTCCTCTAAGATCGTTACCAACTGGCTTAGAATGGAGAGGTTCTACAACCACCCCGAAAGCCTCTTGCAAAAGTCCTCTTCCATTTTGGAACTCAAGATGTCCAGCGTTAGTTGGGATGTACCTATTACCAGTACCGAAGTCTTCATACTTCTGACTCTCATCTGCATTAAGAGGACGTGAAATTACCATGTCAGGGTTTGACAGTTGGTACACCTGAAGTGCAAATGCGCCAAGGTTAAGCTTTTCGAGTTCTGTCAGAGGTCTATCCTGAGACTGACCACCGCTACCTTGTCTCTCAACAGCTAACCACTTCTCTATCTCAGAACCTGTTTTAAATGCAAGGTCCATGGGATTAATAATTGGCATTGCAACATTTTGAACTTCAGCATTTTCATCCTCAATAACAGAGAACTCTTCCTCAGTAGTTTGATCAGAACCCATAAAAGCATCACTTAGAACTTTCTCAGTAACAACTGACAGAGTACTGGCAAAATCCCGAGAGAACACATACCTACCATCTGGATTTATTTCCCAAGCGGATAGATTGTGCAGAATAGCAGGTAGTGGTTTAACACTCCCACCATCATGCTTTTGTCTTTCAAGTATTTGGGTGAGTTCTTTTCTACTCTCAGCATAAGCTTCTTCGGTGTAAGCATTTCTCATGTTAGCCATAAGCTGAGTTACAATTGCGGAATCCTTAGTTTGAGGGAATACAGGCATTGTAAGAGGGATTACCTTCATCTCGGGGCCCTTGTTGTGGTCAACGCCCATACTCTGTACCACATTATCAACTCTACTAAGAACTGACTCTGATGGAGTTTGTGAGACCTCAGAAGAGACTGTCAAATTGAAGTTAATATCGTCAGGTCTGGACACAGGCTGGGGGGCCTTAGGCATCTCTGGTGACTCAGAGTTCTCAACAGTACTCATAGCGCTTGGTATGTTACCCTGCTGCGCTTCTACAACTGGTCCAGCTACAGTTGATCTGTTTACAGGGTTTCCACCAGAGACTATCTCCTGAGCCATTTCAGAAGATACATCAGTTGCTCTTACTTCTGGTTTATCCATATCTTTATTTGGAATAAAACCGTGAACTTTGAGTTTCCTTAAAAACTCGCTATCCTCACTACCGTCTTGAGAGGGATTCTGACGGGAACTTTTAGTTTTTACAGATGCCCCAGTATTTACTTTAACCATTATATGTTCCTTTTAGCTAATCTTTTCCAGATACCAATTTTTTAATTGAGGTCATAGGTGCTATAAGAGGAGTAGCACCTGCGATATCGTATATGCCCTCCTCTCTATTTCCTGAGAGTAGATTACCGACTCCAGAAAGCAAGTTTGTAACAGGCCCAAGAGCAGGTACATTACCCTGAACTGCATTAGCAATCCAACCTATAGGACCGCCACTTCTCTGAGGGTACAGAGGGTGAGCTAAGTCCATAATTCTTTCAGATGTTCCAAGCATACCAGAAGAGTTTATAGCTCTTCTTATTTTCTGGTTATCTTCTAGGTAAGGGTTTCCGCCCTTGCCGTACTTTATAAGATCTTTCAAATACTGAGAAGCATAACCTAGCATAATCATAGTTACCATTACAGCAAAAGTATTATACTTTATGGATGGTCTACCTCTCTTTACATAATCCCCCCACATTCTAGGTATATGGTGAGAGGTAAAGGTAGCAATGAAACCATTGAATTGCGTAAGTAGTGCAAATCTTGGATCAAGATACCATAGAGGTCTATTAGCAGCACCAGGAAGTGGAACTGAGTCATTGACCCAATTGTACATCACAGTTTGTTCTTGATCTGCCTTAAACTCTTGTTCAGCATCTGTAAGAGGTTCTCTAAAAGTACCATCTTCATTTATCAGGTCCATATACCTGTCAACTGCCATGCCCAGATTTCTGAGTTGGCTTCTTGCGTTTCTCTGCTCGTTGGTGTCGGGATCAGTCCTTCCACTGTATTTTTGAGCTAGAAGTATTTGAAGCTTACCAGTCATAAAATCAGCAGCAAAACCAACTCTAATATTACGAGTTAAATCTGTGAATGGGGCTGTTCCGTTATATTTGAAGAAATTGGTAACCCACACATTTTGAATGTCAGATACACTTTCTGCACCTGTCACAGTAGCAGCGCCTGTTTCTCTTAGGCCAAACCCCAAGGTCTTATTTACTCTTCTCTGCTCACTCTTAGTGATATGCTCATGTCCTGTCCACCACTCTGCAGTAGTCATAAATAGAACATCATAGAAAGTATCCATCATATTCCTACCTATGTTGGCGAGCCCTTTTTTCCCAAATATTTCCTTCCGACTTAGACCGAGCACAGTCATAGCCATTTCTGGGAAAGAAGCTAGCATTGAAAGAGGTAGACCTACGAAAAGAGTTATAAGAGAAGCATGTTTTAACTTTAACAATACATCGGCTGCAGCAGTACCATTCTTAGGCCGTTTATAGTTACCGGATTGTGACTGAACAATATTGTGAACAGCATTCATAGTAGAATTGATAACTTCTTCTGGTGCTCCCTCTTTTGCAGCTTCCCGAGCAAGATGCTCAAGCTTAACACCACCTCTACCTACATAAGTATTGTACGATATAAATCTAGCAGCACTCTTATTGAACTCCCTGATATTCTTACCGAGGTCTTGAAAATAAAAATCAGCTAAGTCAGGGTTCTCAGAGAGAGCCATTGTTCTTTTCTTAGTAGCAGAAGGGAGGATCCCATTGGTCATCATATCAAATGCATCCTTATCACTAGACACACTTGTAACATCACCATCTCCGGTAATAAGATCAACAACATCCAAGGCTATAGCCATAGAGACTCCATAAGAGTCTGCTATAGCTTTACCAAACTCTTTACGCTTTTTAATAGCTCTGTTTTTATCAACTGCTCTAAACCTAAGAAGGTAGAGGTCCTTCTTCTTAAACTTAGTCTGTTCTTCTAAACCTTTTGCATTCCAAGCTTCATTTTGCATATCTCTTGCTGTTTCAGACAGCTTTTGAAGGTGGCCATCCTCAAATTCACCGTTGGCCTCTATAAGAGGCTTAATTACCTTCTGTTGCAAAGCAGTATACTTGCTCCAATCAAAAGGATTCTTTTCGTTTTTAATTTTTTTAGCTAAGTTAAACTCGTGATGTTTCAAGTAGTCATCAGCTATCTTATAGAAATCCCTATTAAACAGTTTAGCTGCTTTTTCATCTCTAAGGATACCTCCGTAACCTTTGGTGTATTCACCTACATTCAGTCGCGTATCAAGCATAGCTGAGGTTTTCATAATGAAACCTTCATAGTTTGGGCCTGAGAAATTCCTATTAAGTATGTCTAGGAAACCGTTGGCCATTCTTAGAAGTGAAGGGTATTTCATCCCCATCTCGTTAGTATAGCCTCTTTTATTTTTACCTTGACCTGCAAATAACTTAACAGTTCCAACTGTAATCAATTCAGCTGCTACCTCTGTCGCAGTTCTATTCTTAAGAGTATCTCTGTGCTCTTCTACTCTAATTGGCATAACGTCTGGAGCTATATCTGAGAAATCCTGTTCAGACATGTATTCTTTTATACTGAGATCGTCTGTGTCTTTATCAAGTCTGTCAGCCATAGTAGCTTGCTTATCACCAACTGCAAGGTCATGGCTTACATTAGCCCAAGCACCTGCGTCGACGAGGCCACCACCTACACCACCAATAGCACCACCTACGACACCACCAGCTGCTGCTGCATTCATAATTCTATTAAGGAATTCTGACTGAAACACACCTTCTTTGATTATCCCAAAACCTGCCTTTTCAGTATTTGCTCCTATCTGTGCAACTACTTCTTGGGCAACCTCTGTAGCGGATTCTACTGTAGCAGATCCTGCAAACTTTGTTACGACACTTCTAGATAGCTCTCTAGCAGTCAAGTGTGATTTTGCAAAAGCAGCAGACTCCTCAAAGAGGTCAGATAGCGATCTTCTGTTGGAATTCATAACAATTTGTCTAGCTGCATCCAGAGATATGCCTTTCTCGGTAGCTAGTCTTTTGGCTGTATTTGCAGTGAACACACCTAGGTCTGCACCCTTCAATCCGGGAATGACACCAAGTGCCCTGAGACCCAACCTCTCAAAAGAAGCCTGTATGAGTCCAGAAGTAAGAGCAGCTGTCACATTCTTATGATCATCCTCTTGCTCATTATATACCTGACCAGACATTAAAGCTGCGGGACCGAGTAAGGAGATCGCTAAGGCAGCTGCTGTACCGACTACAGGAGCTACTGCTGAACCAGCTAAAGCTCCACCAATTGACACAAACATAAATGGAAGTGTCATAGCTCCCATGTTACCCATCCAGTTAATGGTATCATGGAAACCTTCAATCTCTGCCAGATCAACTATTGTAGTTGGGTTTAATCCAATTTTAAAATTAGAGTAGGCTTCACTTACCTCTGCTCGGTACACCATCTCTTCATCACCTAGCATATTCCCCATAGCTTGTACAAAACCATACCATGAAGCACCGTTTCCAATAAGTGCATTGTCGAATGCTACAGCCTGTTGATTCTTAGCTGAACCATCGTAGTTAGTACCTCTGGCCAAGTAAGCTATGCCAGAATAAGACTCTGGTGAAGCTCTGAAGTCATAGATGTTAGCGGCTGTACCCTTGACAATCCTGTCCACACCTTCAAACTTAGCTTCTTGAACTATCCGTCTAGCTCTTGCAGCTTCAGGATCAGAACTTGCACCAACTTGTAGCCTGTCGTAAACTCCTTCTCTGTAAATATTTAACTCACGTTGAGAAGAGTACCCTGTTGGACTCTGAAGTCCAGTAGATAGTAGGTACTCTGACCACAGTTCGCCTGTATCAGGGTTCCTAATATCTACTATCTTTCTTTTACCTTCATCACTGGACACTTCATCAGATATGATTGGCTCAGTGAATCCCTTAGCACGGGCTAAGTCAGTGTACTGTTTATAAGCTTCTAAACCACCCTGTTGTGGGTTGTTTTTGAAATCTGCACCAGCAGCAACAAAAACTGACTTACCTGTCTCAGGTGCTCTTATACCTTTCTGACGAAAAAGTTCACCTGTAACACTACTCTTTAACGTATCTGCATCAATAGCGTAGTACTCCGAATCACCTATTTGTGGGTTGATTGGGAGTGCGGCCAGTGCATTTTTCATTGCGGTTTCAAAACTCATTCATAAAACTTCCTTATATTTAATTTAGATTTGTCATTAGGTACACCATAAACGGTGTTGCACCCGGAATCGAACCGTCCTTAGATTTATCAATAAACACCTGCCTCCGTTTGTGTGTTAAACCAATGTCCTTATCTTCGTCATAGTCACTCATATAGTCTTTGTAAGCAGCAGCAAACAGCTGTTGTGCTACAGAAGCTGCCTGAGGTGCAGACGGATCTTCCCCTGCTTCATTCAGTATCTTATCCTTTAAGAGTAAATAAGTTTCAGTATCTATTACTACCTCTCCATTTTTGCCGACTGTTTTGAAAGCGTCAGACCAAGTTTCTGTAGAAAGAAGTATAGTAGCATCTTCCATATGGTGGAAAATACTATACTTTTTACTTCTTATTGCCAACTCGGCAGCAGTTTCTGCAATCCTATTTAGATCAACTAAGTCAAAACTTTTACCTGAGTATCTGTAGAAATCACGTGACCCAGCTATGAAGTCAGCCAAATCAGATTTTAATTTAAATTTATCCTCCGAAGATAACTCATTGTCGGAATCCTTAAACGAATCTATAGCACTATCTATAACTTTTTTGACTACAGGTAGTCCCTCTTTAGAGAACTCAGCCAGTTGGTCTGCAGGAGACAATTCACTAACCTCTGCGCCTTCAGGAAGTTTAACTCTATTCCTAGAATAGTCAACATAGAAAGTACCATTTTTATCTTCTGCTGGATATATAACATCAAAGCTAAAGGTTTTTGCATTCCAGTAATACTCTGGTGAGTTTTTATCTACTTTGAAAGGTATACCGTTAACTTTTTCTTTAAGATCTTCGTAATCTGAGGATTTCTCAAAAAGATTTATCGATTTATTTGTCCATTTACCGCTCTCTTGAAGCCTCTGTACCAATGCATCTCTAGACGCAACTCCTGCCATAGCAGCATTCAATGAGAATTTCATAGCACCACTATGAGAACTACCAGCTACCCTTGAGCCAATGTAGAAAATACCCATACGTATAAGGTCCTTACCTTGTATACCCATGATATCAGTGAACCAGTCAATGGCTTTACGCCAAGATTTTGGTTCTTCCTTAGCAAGGTCTTCTAATCCTTTAGCTACTTCATAAGGAACAGAGAGATCCTGAAGACCGAGAGTTTCCGAGCTATCTCCACCGTAAGATAGTTTTATGATAGAGTTACCAACTTCCGCTGCTACTTCTGCTCCCTGTATATCAGCAGCTTCCATACCATCAACGATAACTTGTTCCTCTGGAGTTACTGTATCTTCAGGATTTACCAGCTGTCTAGTTAGAGACTCTCTCTGACTCTCTGTTAGATCGTCCCTCTCAAGTTCTTTCCTTATTGCATCATTATTAAGGTCCACCATAGCAGAATTAATTTCGGGTGTAGAATCTATCTCAGCAGATAGTGTGATATTATCTTCAACTAGCTGGGATTTTAATCTTTTTATATTACTCTGTATTGCTATTAAGCGTTCATTCAGAGATTGATATTTTGGATTTAATGGAGAAATACCCTCAAGTTTTTTGAGGATACTTTTGGACTCTGCATTTAGTTTATCAATTTCAACTGGAATTTCTTCTATGTTTTTATTGAGTTTTTCTATATTCAACCTATTGAATCTTTGTTCTTGCCTCAGGATTTGCCAAGGGAACTCTTTTATTGTATCAGTTGTAGTTGGACCCATACCGTAGCTAATAGGTTTACGAGCGTCAAATGCAGCACGTATTTCTTCTGGTGTACGATTATCTGGTAGACCACCAATAGAAGGAGGTACAGTTGGATTAGCTGGTAATGTTAACGGAATTTGAGATCTGCCCAAATCAGCATCGATGTTTGGCGATGTTAAAGCAGGAGGAAGATTAACACCAGCACCTCCACCAATCTGTGGAGTTACTCTATCACTTATACCACCGCTTAACCTCTGCCTTTCAGTGTGCATATCATTGAGGGCGTACACTTCGTTATTTCTTCTAGCTTGATCAGCACTTAGCCCAAACGTCTGCTCAAGCCTTGGGTCAGGAACCCTACCAGTGTTACTGTTCTGGTAACCTAGAGCGGGTACGGCATCAGGCATAGATGGAACTGCCAGCCTGTGCTCAGTTGATAGGGAATTTTCATAATCCCTTGCTTCCTGAAGCCTCTGTTGGTAAGCTTGGTATTCCTGCTCTTTCAGAGATGATTGATCAGGTACATTTGGACCACTCATCTCATCTTGTTTCCAAGGTCTTGAAGGAGGTACATCTGAAATCTCAGGAACTCTAGCGGCGTTGCGTTCATCGACGCCTTCATTTAGCATATCTATATTGGAACTAGCTGCTTTAACTTTATAATCCCAATCAGCTTTTCTTGCCGCCAGTTCAGCTTTGTATTGTTCAACAAAGGCTTTAGATTCCTCTATAGCTATCCTGTTATTTTCTTCTATAGTCTTATTTCTTTGTGCCAATGCCTCAATATCGGACATGGGAACTTCACTCATCTGGATTTGAACCATGCTTATTTCCTTATTAGAGTTATTGGTTTAAATGGCACTCTCCTCATAGGAGGAGGCGTTATCTGCCTACGTCTAGTCGGGGTAACCATTTCGCTAACAGCTGCCCTTGCAAGATCAGAGAATATAGATGAAACTTCACCGGTATCGCTGATGGCCGCAGAAGTGGTGGAAGTCTCGGGGGCCAATGGTGCCCTCATTTCAGGTACTTGCTCAGCTACTGGGTTACCTGCTCTTCTGTTGTCAGCGTTACCGAAGAAATGCGCACCACGTTGTGTCCAACTACCATTCTCTGCCCAATATGGGACTTTACCAGCGTAGTAGTGAGTTGCCCCACCAGTATTATCTTCATAATTACCAGACATAAGGGCATCAGCTGCTCTATAAGCATCTTCTGAAGGTGTCACTTTAGACATATCTCGTCCTTGCTCACCACCAGCATGGCCTGTTTCCACATTCCAAACTGAAAACTGTCCGGGTTTCATAATGACGCTTCTTAAGTCATCACCACCAAACCTACCAGACGAAACTCTGTTAAAAATAACAGAGCCTACATCCATCATGCCACCATAACCTTGGTTACCAGCTTCAGCTTGGAGAGTTCTAGCTAATCTTTCTCTCTCATTCATAGCCATACCTCTCTCATTTTTCATAGCCATATTTTATTCTCCTTTAGAATATCTTAAACATCTTAGCAGCAATAAGAAGTGGAATTGCTATCGGTGCTGCTGCGGCCATCAGAGGACCTGCTGCGGCCAAGGCACCTGTCATACCACCAGCTGCTGTACCTGCCCCAGCTGCCAGACCCGCAAGCCCAGTACCGGAGGCTGCTGTAGCTGCTCCTGCTGCGACTGACGCTGCTTCTGCTAATAACGCTGCTTCTGATGCACCTGCTGCAAGTGGCCCAAGGGCTTCTGCTGCTGTGAGCATTGTACCAGTGTTTGTAGCTCCTGCTGCAATTGAATTAGTGAGCGCTGGAATTGCATTGTCCATTACAAAATCTTCTGCAATACCAGTGCCTGTAGAAATTACTGCCTCGGTAAGAGGGTCAGTCTGTTTTGCTTGTATTTGCGCTGGGGCAATTGGTTGAGCTGGTGTAAAGTTTCTAAACATTTCTCTGTTAAGTGCCATCTATCTTCCCCCTCTGTGTAGAGCTACTTTTCTAGCCCTAAATTTAGCCTTGGCTGCTTTGGCCCTAGCGTCTAGCCTAGCCTTTAATTTAGCCTTGTCCTTAGCTGCTTGTTTAGCCTTGTCCTTAGCTGCTTGTTTAGCCTTGTCCTTAGCTGCTTGTTTAGCCTTTAATTTAGCCCTTGATTTAGCCCTAGATGCCCTAGCCTTAGACCTTAATCTAGCCCTTAATTTAGCCTTGGCCTTAGCTGCTCGTTTAGCCTTTAATTTAGCCCTAGATGCTTTGTCCTTAGCTGCCTTATCTAAAGCTGCTTGTTTAACTTTAGCTGCTTGCACCTTCTCAGCTGCTTTAATCCTAGCTGTTGCCGCTGCCTTGTCCTTAGCTGTCTTCTCAGCTGCTTTAATCCTAGCTGTTGCCGCTGCTTTGTCCTTAGCTGTCTTCTCAGCTGCTTTAATCCTAGCTGTTGCCGCTGC